CTGGTGGGGAGGCACCGTGCCTCCCCACCACCCAGACCAAGGAGAAGGAACCATGCAGAACTTCATCAGCCGGGCGACCGGCACTGTGGCCGCTGCGGCGGTCCTCGTCGTCGGCGGCGCGCTCGTCGGTCCGCAGGCTGTGGCCTGGGCGGCGGAGCAGATCCCCGGTGACCGGATCACCGAGAACAGCATCGACCAGTCGGAGATCCAGAACGGGTCCGTGACCAGCGCCGACGTCGACAACGGCACGATCACCGGGCTGGACGTGAAGAACGGCTCGCTCAGCGGCGCCGACATCGCGCCGGGCGCGGTCTCCCGTGAGGACATCGCGGACAACACGATCACGCCCGAGAAGCTCAACCAGGGCATGCTCCTGGAGTGGATCAAGGCGCCCGAGTCCGGGCTGTCTGACACCAACGGTCGGCTGAACGGCACCTGGCAGAACCTGAACGGCGAGACCTTCGGTGAGTTCCAGCTCGACCGTGGCGAGGGCACCGCGCTCATCACCGTGTCGGCCAACACGCTCGGCGACTCGCCGGTCCGCGTCCGGGTCGAGGACCCGAACGGGCAGCTCGTCGCGAGCTGCATCGCCGAGGAGGTCCCGAGCCAGGACTGGGCGGGCACCTGCTCGGGCGTGGGCCTGTCGTCGTGGTCGCGCTTCCTGGTGTACGTCGACGGTGGCGCCGCCAAGGTCGACGTGACCGCCGTGCGGGTGCAGTGATGGCCCTCGGAAGCAGCGCCGGGCGGAGCGCGGGCAACCGCACCGCCGAGGAAGCTCCTCGCCGAGCGACCCAGCGGGAGCGCGCGTACATCGACCCGCCGCTGGACCAGCTCGTGCCGGTCGAGGAGCGGGCTGCCCGGTGGCAGCTCACGCCTCGCGGCGAGAAGCTCGCCGACGCGCTGGCGTGGGGCCTGTGGCTCGGCTTCTGCGTGTTCTTCGCGGTGATCGTGTGCGCCTGGTGGGGTCTTCTGTGAAGGCGGACATGCGCCCGAGGCTCGTGGAGCCCGAGCCGAAGCACCGGCTCAGCCTGGTCGACCGCCTTCGCGGGTGGCACCGGGTCGGCGAGCTCCGGGTCCGCAACCACTGCGGGTGCCCTCTGGAGCTCTGAGAGCCGATCTCCGGGCCGAAGGTCCATCCCGTGGGGTGGCGTCAGCCGAGGGCCTGGAGACAAGCGAGAGCCCGCCGAGCGTGTTGCTCGGCGGGCTCTCTGCTGTTGTCAGGCGGGTACGACTGCGACGGGCGTGCCGTCGTCCTGCGGAGACGCAGGGCCAGCGACGACCTCGCCCTGGACGACGGCTGCAGCGACGTCCACGTTGGGCGTGACCTGCCCACGGACGTAGAAGCTCGTGCCACCCTGGAGCGCCGCGACGACCAGGATGAACAGGCCAGCCGACTGGAGGCCGATGACCTCGCCGAGCGCCGCACCGCCCGCCAGGATCTGGAGGGCGACGAGGATGCTGCTCCAGATGAGGAGCGGCTCACGGGTCTTGCTCATGGTGTACCTCCTCTCAGAGCACGTCGTTGATGGTCTGGCGGAGCTCGCGGATGTCCCGGCGCAGCGCCCGGACGATCCGGTCGTGGCCGCGCTTCTCGTGGAAGCGGACAGCCGCCTGGAGCTCCTCGATGGCGTTGCGCACGCGCGTGGCCTTCGGCTTCGGCTCGGGCGTCGGCGTCGGCTCGTCGCGGTGGAAGTCGATGAGCTCCTGCCCGTTGAGCCACGTGGCGGCGAACTGGAACTCATCACCCCAGAAGCGCGGGAAGTAGTCACCGCGCACCACGACGACCTCGTTGGCCTTGACGCTGTTGGTCCGCACCAGCAGCGAGGACAGGGAGCTCCGGGCGACGCCGGAAGCTCGCCCCACCACGGTGACGATGTGGCCGAACGGGTTGGAGTCGCGCGGGTCGTCGTAGTACACGACCATGCCGCGCTCGATGTCGGCCACGTTGGTCACGCGGTACTTGACCGGCGTGGCCTGCTGGGCGGACACCGCCGACGGGTACACCGCGCCGATGCCACGAGCTTCGCGGCAGATCTTGAGGCACATGCCGTCCGGGTCGTACCCGAGCTGGGCAGCGGTCTCGTGGCTGCGGTACCACGCCACGGTGGCGTCGGTGTCACGCATCGCTGTCCTCCAGGTCGTCCTGGGCGCCAGCCTCGTTGGCCTGGCTGTGCGGGTAGTCCGGCTCGCCGTCGTACACGAGCTCCTCACCCTCGGTGGGCTTGCCCATGGTTCCTCCTCATTCCTGAGCGGCAGGTCCGCTCGACTCACAACTGTAGTTCCGATCACCGTCAGGGTCAGTGCACGTGTACTCCTGGGCGCCGAACGTGAACGTGAAGCTCTGCGGGTAGCCTGCCGGTCCCTCCGGACCGCGCTCGCCCTGCGGACCGGCAGGACCCTGGTTCCCCTGTGGTCCTGGAGGTCCAGGAGGCCCAGCAGGACCCTCCGGACCGGTGGCACCCGGCTCGCCCTCAGCGCCAGCAGCTCCCGCGTCGCCCTCGGTGCCCTGGTTGCCGGTGTCACCCTTCGGGCCAGAAGGCCCACGAGGGCCAGGAGGACCGACCGGGCCAGCCGGTCCAGCAGGACCCTCCGGGCCAGTGAGGCCAGGAGGACCCTCGGTGCCCTGCGGACCGATCGGACCCGGCTCGCCGCGCTCGACCTGGACGGCGTTCTCGCAGAGCTGCTGGAGGTCGTCGGTGTCGATCGCCTCATCCTCGCAGGCGATTCTCACCTGACCGGCGAGGTCCTGTCCGGCTTCGGCCTCGTCGTTGGCGTCGTCGTACGCCAGCCAGCCGAACACCACCGAGGTCAGGAACCCAATGGCAGTGAGGATCCCGAGCAGCAGGATGAGCCTGCGGCTCCTCGGGTCGCGCGCCGACGCGGCGGCGTGCTGCTTGATCTCTTCCCTGCGGGTCATGCCTCGTCCTCCTTGGCCGCCAGCTCCTCCCGCAGATGGCGAATCAGCGTGGTCTTCTCCTCGTTCTCCACGAGCGCCTTGTCGAGCTGCACTCGCAGGTCCGCCTTCTCCTCCCGAAGCTCCAGGATCTGCTCGTCCCGGAGGGTGATACGCTCCCTCAGCGTACCCGCGATTCCCTCGTCTGCGGCGTCACCGCGCTCCTTCTTGTTGTTGAGCACGGCAACGATGATGACACCGAGCGTGGTGATCAGCGTGGTGAGTACACCGACGACGGCGACCTGGACAGTGGGGTCCTTCGGCATGGCGCCTACTCCTCCCTGTCCAGGACCCTCGCAGTCAGGAGAGCAGCATCCATCATCGCGAAGCCACCGTACGCCACCATGGCGGTAGCTGCGGCTGTCGGGTAGTGCAGCACCGAGACTGCGAACAGGGCCATCCACATGATCATCCAGCACATCCCGATCCACAGACCGAGGACGTTGAGCCACTTGAACGGCGTCATCATGAGCCAGGCGCTCACTACGATGATGACTCCCCAGACCCAGGTCTGCCCGCCGACGAGGTCGATCAGCGGCTGGTAGCTCGGGAGGCTGAACCGGTCGCGCCCGCCGATCAAGATGGCGAGGCCCAGGCCCCAGTGGACGGCGATCATGATGCCCGTGACCCACTGAGCGAGCAGGCGGTCTTCCCACGGGCCGACCACGAACCAGGTCCGGGTCCTCTGGAAGACCTTCAAGAGCTTCTCCGTCATGGCTCGCGGTTGGGTTGCTGGGACACTTCACACGCCTCTCGGTTCGACCCCGTGCTCTCAGCTCAGGGTACCCGCTGCGCCTCCTTCGAGCTCCTCCAACCGGGCTCGAAGCTCGGCGAGCTCGCGCGCCTGCTGCTGCACGAGGACGAGGACCCCAGCGGAGATGCGGTCGTACGCCACACCGTTGAGCTCGCCGTCCGTGGTGTACGTCGCCCAGATCGGCGCGTGCTCGTGCATGTCCTCAGCGATGAAGCCGGGGATCCTGCGGAGACCCTCAGTAGAGCCACCGTTCTCCTCGACCTCGGTGACGTCGAACCAGGTCTTCGGCACCACGTTGAGCAGCCCGCTCGCTTCCTCCTCGGTGATGCCTTCCTGCTGGAGCTTCCACTTCGCCAGCGACGTGACGAGCCGCATGCGGTTGTCGAGGGAGGCATTCAGGTTGCAGTTCGCGCCAGCGGTCGTCGTGGGCGCGTGCGGGAACTCGACGGTGCCACGGAACTCGCTGATGCCATCGACGTGGGCGAGGTTGACACCGCCACCACCGATGTTGATGTTGTAGTTGCCGACGGTGTTATCGTCCGCCATCGCCTGGAGCTCGTTGTTGTCCATGCGGACGTGGGTGCTGGTCGGCGAGCCGATGCGGATGGCGGGCTTGTTGCCGGAGGCGTTCGAGGCGTCCGAGGTCGACGTGAAGATGGCCTGCTTGAACACCGGGCTGTCGCTGTCGTACCCAGGGTCGACGGTGTCGCCGGTTCCCCACTCGACCGTGGAGGCGTCGTTGTTCCTGAGAGCGATGAGGATCCAGTTGTCCGGCACCACGAAGTCGCTGGTGTACGTGACCACGTGGAAGTTCGAGTAGAACGTGTCCTTGCCGGAGGGCTTGACCAGAGCTCCCGCGTCCGCTGCCGTGGCTGCGATGTTGGCGTTGGTGAGCGCGAAGCTGATGCTGTTCATCGTCATCGCGGTGATGGTTCGCTCGCCGTTCAGGACCGCGCCAGCTCCCGTGAGCCCGCTGATGAACACCCGGTCGCCCACGGCGAAGTAGTGCGGCGAGACCACCGGGATCGTGGCGACGTTGGAGGTCAGGGAGTAGTTGCCGCTGATGCGCACCACGCCGTTCTTGCGGGGCGTGTCACCCGCTCCCCAGCCGAACGGGAGCTCGTAGTACAGGGCCTGCCAGGATCCGAGCGTGAGAGTCCCACCGCTCGTGGTGGTGTCGTTGGCTCCTCCGTGGCCCTTGATCGTGCAGTGCACACCGCCCGTGGCGGCGGAGCTCGCGACGTTGGGTGCCACGACGTCGAAGCTCACGGTGTTGGTGGTGACCTCGCGGGCGGTCCACTGCCCATCGAACGGGGACCCCACGCCCACCACCGTGATCGTGTCGCCGACTCGGATGCGAGCATTGACGCCGTTGAACGCGCTGAACGTCAGCGTGGCCTTGTTGGCGTTGAGCACCTTGTTGGTGACGGTCCAGCCGTGCGGGTTGACGATGTCGTGGTGCCCGTTGGGGAAGGTGTTCGGGCTGCGGCCGAGCGCGATGGCGATGAACCGCTGGCTCCACGAGATGGCGTACGACGAGCTCACGGTGCGGACCCCACCACCCATGAGGTTCGACTGGATCCGCATCACCATGTTGCGAAGCTCGTACGCCGTGGTGCTGGCCTCCATGCGCCCGGTGAACAGGTCGAGGACCATCGGGATCTTCACCGGGTCCGGGGCGATGGCGGCCACCGACGTGGTGAAGCTGACCGGCTCGCTCCACGGCGAGTACGTCGGGTCGGAGCCCTTGGTCCTCACCTGCCACTCGACCGCGACCTGCTCCGGGTAGGTGTTCGCGGGCATGGTGTAGCTCTGGGTCGCCGTCGTGGTCGGGCCGACGGTGGTCCAGTCGGTCGTGCCGACGAGCCGGTGGCGAAGCTCGAACGCCTGCTGGGTGTCTCCGCCGACCGTGGCCTGGAAGCTCCAGCTCCACACCTGCTGCAGGGTCGGGTCGACGTTGATGCTGTTCGGGTTCAGGTTGATCGGCGCGTTCGGCGGTGCGGTGATGCCGGGCGTCTCGGTGGTCTCGCCCGAGTACGCGCTGTACAGCGTGCCCTGCGCGCCGGTCGTGGTCTTGTGGCGGACCTTGTACTTGACCTTGTCAGCCGCCGACACCGCGTCGGTGTGGCTGGTGATGCCCGCCGTCTTGGTGGTGAGGAGCGACCAGACACCGTTGACGGAGCGCCAGACCTCGGTGTTGTACTCACCGTACCCAGCGTTGTTGACCCAGGAGACGACCGGCGCGGTGACCGTGCCTCCACGGGACGCCGAGCTCGGAGCTGCAGGAGTGGTGTAGATGACAGCGGTCTCGACCCAGGCCGAGTCGCCGACGCTGTTCTCCGAGCGGACGCGGTACCGGTACTTCTGGTTGGCGACCGTGGTGCCGCTGTCGGTGAAGCTCGTCGATCCCCCACCAGGGACACCAACGTCGCCGTTCCACGCGTCGTTGGCGAGCACGTCGTACTGGACCCGGACGCGGTCCCAAGGCTCGCCGGACGTGTCCCGGTTGGTCCAGGTGATCTTCTGGCTGGTGTCGCTGACGCGGCTGACGCCGACGTTGGTCGGCGCGAGCGGAGAGGCGTACGGGCGCTTCGGGATCGAGCTCGTGACGGACTTGCTCGGCGTGGCGCCGTTGAAGGCGCCGGACAGCGAGGCCGAGAAGGTCCGCGAGCCCGGCGAGCTGCCGTACTCGTTGGCGCCGTAGTTGTACGTGTAGCTCTTGGTCTCGCGGAGGACCTGGTTGTTGTTCTGGTTGTTCGAGAAGGTGAGCGATCCGCCGATCGACCCACCGAAGCTGAGGGTCTGGGTGTCGGACCAGTTGCCCTCGACGTCGACGTAGATCTTGACCGTCGCGGTAGCGGCGCCCTCGCCGTGGCTGACCGCCTCCCAGGAAACGTCGATGCCGACGCGGATGCGGTTCGGGCTGCCGCCCTCCCATGCGCCCCACTCGATGGCCATCCGTGACTCCTAGGTCTAGGTGATGAAGATCGGGTCGCCCTGCACGAAGTTGAGGACAGAGTCGCCAACCGCCGAGCCGACCCGCTGCACCATCGTACCCACGTCCTGCGGCGGCGTCGAGCTAACGGCGCCCGCCTCGGTGGAGAGGAACTGGGTGCCGGGCTCCAGGTCAAACAGCAGCGGGTTGTACCCGTGGCTGTAGACGTACGCTACGGCGCCGAGAGCGGCGCTCTCCAGGACGAAGCCGTGGGCCTCCAGGCCCAGGGTGGCCGACGCCTTCCGAGCCCGGAACTGGCCACCCTCGTTGGAGATGTGGACCAGCTCGCCACCCGTGAGGTCTTCCAGGGCGGTGGCCGGGACACCCGCGATCTTGTCGATGGGGATGGAGCGGTCGAGGATCCGCTCGCCGTCCATGTACCCGAAGGTGATCTGGCTGGCGTCGAGGTTGACGAGCGTGTCACCCATGAAGAGCTTCTCGACCCACGAGCCGTCATCGAGCTCGAAGACCTTGGTGACCTTGCCGCCCTCCATGTGCGACTCCACGGCGTGCGCGGTGCCGAGTCCGTCCTCACCCCAGCGCGCGTCGTACAGCGTGCCGTCGAAGTAGCGGCCGAGGATGTTGCTCAGCTCCAGCATCCCACCGTCGACGCGCATCGTGCTGCTCTCGTTGGGACTCACGAAGAGGAGCGTGGCGGTCGCGGCGGTGACCGGAGCTTCGGCGGTGACCCAGGCGCGGGTCCAGTCCGGGTCGGCAGGCAGGGTGGTGGCGGCACCGTCGGAGCTGGACAGCGGAGTGCCACCCGCGTCGTACCACTGCAGCCGGGCGAAGCAGCCAGCGCCCACTCCTGCCATGAGCTTCGCGAAGATCGAGCCGGTGTAGATGGCGCCGCCGACGACCGGCGTGCGCACGCCGCCGTTGTCGTAGGCGTACGTGTGCTCGACGTCGCTGGTGTTGGTCACGAGCTCGACGGCGTACGACCCGACGATGGCGTCGGCGTCGAGGACCCTGCTCTGGGTGAGGTTCGAGGTCGCCCAGCCGGTCGTGTTGGTCTCGAAGCTCGGGTTGACGACCAGGTTCACCCGCGCCCGCGTGCGGGTGAACCAGATGGAGCCCTCGTTCCTCTGCAGGAGGACCTGGTTGCCCTCGCTGTCGAGGATCGGGTTGCCGTCGGCGTCGGTGGCGACGTACTCCACGTCCTCGGGCAGCGGCTCGTAGTCGCTCATGGAGACTCGACCGTCAGCGGTGTTGGCGAGGTTCCTGGCCTGGGTGGCGGTCTCCTCGACGTTCTGCAGGCGCCCGCTCTGGGTGTCGTCGCCGAGCACGTCGACGAGCTGGCCGGTGTTGTTGTTGACGTCGCTGCGAAGCTCCACCAGGGCGTCGTCGACGGCAGGGTTGGTCGGCACCGTCTCCGGGTCCAGGAACTCCCCATCGAGGCTGGGCTCCTCGCCGATGAGGTTGACCACCGTCCAGTCGCCGTTCTGGAGCTCCAGGACAACGGGCTCCTGGCCCTCCGGGTCGCGCACGCCGTCGGTGATCTTGTCGTACAGGTCGCCGCCGATCAGCGCCGAGACCGGCTCGTCGTACCCGTTGACCTCGACCAGCGCCCACTTCTCGCGGGTGGCGGGCAGCGTGTAGACCTGGGTGCCTGCGTCGTAGTCTGCGGTGAGGCCCGGCGCCGGGATCGTCACGGTGTTGGCCACCGGGTCCACCGCCAGCACGGCGTACAGCTCCACGTCGACCTCGACCTCAGTGACCGGGTCCTCGGCGTCGGTGAAGTCGCTGGCGTCGGTGAGCTGCAGGACCGTGTCGCCAGTGAGGTGATCGGTGTCGAGCTCGTCGCCGGTCCGGGTGATCGAGACCTCCAGGATGAAGCCCTGCATCACGCTCGCCTCCGCTTCTTCCTGGTCTTCTTCCGCTTCTGCGCCGCCGCGCGGCTCTTGCCCTTCGGGCGCACGTTCCTCACGTAGCCCACGGACATGTCGCCGCCCGCCGTGAGCGGGATGGCGAACTCCATCAGCCGGTGGTTGCCTGCGAACTTGGTCGTGTTGCAGCGTACCACGTCCATCTCCTCCAGGTGAGGGATGACCAGGGTGTCGTACGCCACTTCGACGGACTGGAGCAGCCCGCTCGCGAGCTCGCGCTTGGCCCGCGCCTTGGCCTCGGCGTCGTTGTCGACGTTGTCGTCCTCGATCACCACGGGCAGGTACCGAGGCCCGCCGACGCGGCCGAGAGCCCACGGAGACAGGGGATGCTGGCGGTCGGCCACCAGGCGCGCGTGCGGGCGCTTCTTGGTGGTCTTGCCCTTCTTCTTCTTGGGCTTCTTGCCCAGGACCTCGACCGCGTTCACCACGTCGTCGATGGAGAATCCCACGTCCGGCTCGGTCTTGATGGAGCGACCCTCGACGAACGTGAAGCTCACGCCGCTCGGGCGCTTCCTCATCCGGCAGATGCCCAGCCCGTCATAGAAGAGCTGGTACCCGATGGACGCGGCGAGCTGCTTGGCGACCGCCCACGGGAGCTTGTCACCGCCGACCGAGACGTTGCGCGGGAGCTTCGCCTTGGAGCTCGGGAGCCTCACCCTGCTGGGCGCCTCGCCCATCATGTTGACGAGGATGTAGCGGATGGCGCTGACGATCGTCGCGCCCTTCTTGAACGTCTTCTCGTTCCACGCCGTCGACAGGCCGAAGATCTCCTTGCCCTGCGCCTCGGCCTTGACGATGGCGCCGGTCCGCTCCAGCTTGGTCAGCGGTCCGGTGAAGACCGGCGTGGTGTACCGCACGGTCTCCATCGGGTTGATGATGGCGTACTTCACCTGGATCATCCGGTCGGCGAAGAGGGCACCGTCGTCAGGGCTCTTGCTGTCCAGGTGGAGAGCTCCGGTCGGGTCGAGCAGGTCCATGTCGAGACCACGGGTGACCTCCGCCCCAGCGTCGACGGTGACCTGTCCGTCCAGCAAGCGAGCCGAGAGCTCCTCGCCGATGCTGGTGTGGTTGAGGTCCATGAGCTGCAGGCGGACGTCGATCCGGTGGTGGGTCTGGAGGAGGTCGTGGAACGCCGCCTGCCCGTTGGCGTTCAGGCCCAGGTCGATGGCCATCAGAAGTCCACCTGGAAGAAGCGGAAGCTCACCAGGTACTCCACCGTGCCGTCGGCGTAGGCCAGCGGCGTGTCGGTGACGTCGAGGATCACCACCCGCATGACCTTGTCGACCCACACGAGCTTCAGCACCATGCCAGGGTGGTCCTTGAACCACTCCAGGTCCGTGAGCTGCTGGTCCGCCGAGACACCGGGCACGGTGTCGTTGAGGAGGACACCGGAGACCTCGCCCTCGTACCCACGGTGGTTCTGCGTGACGAGCACGGGCGGCGCGTCGCCGAGCAGGTAGTGGATGGCCGACTCCTCGGTCCGCTCGGCTGCCACGTTCGGGTTGAACAGGTAGATGAGCCGGTCGTTGTCGGTCTCGGAGAGCGTGGTGGTGATGGGCTTGACGAGCCCAGCCACGGTCGGGTTGCCCGAGCTCACCACGCCGTTGACCTTCCGGGCCACGGACCAGGTGTGGTTGCGGCGCGGGCGCGCCTCGTCGTCGTGGTACACGTAGTGGGTGCCGCTCTCCAGCACGTCCACCGGGAAGACCTCGTCGACCGCCTTGCCGTTGCGGAGGATCACGTAGCTGTCCGGCGCCGTGGCGTCGTCCCACTCCAGCGTCATCCTCGACTGGTAGGTGTGGGTGGTCCCGGTGAAGCCGGTGACCGTGGCGACGGTGTTGCTGAGCTCGAAGGTGAAGTCCCGGAACGCCTCAACGTACGTGGGGTCATCGGGCACGCTGACGCGGTCGATGGTGTCCCAGATGCGGACGATGAGCCGGTACACCTTGCCGACCTCGGTGAGCTTGCCCGGAGGCGGCGTCACGGAGGTCTCGGTGGACGTGATCTCGCCGCTGTTCCAGATGTACTTCTCGGGCGTCTCGGGCGTGGCGATGAGCACCTGGTACTTGAGCTGGGTGCGCCCGGTGAAGGTCCACGAGAAGGGCGGCGTCGGCTCCGTGACGAAGTCGTTGGGGTCGGCTGCCGGGTTGGTGATCGTGAGGGTGCCCTTGGAGGTCCTCGTGAAGCTCGCCGGGTCGCTCCAGCCCGACGGGATCCCTGCTCCGTCGACGTTCTGGACGCGCCACCAGAGCACGGCGTCGGCGGCGAGCCCGCCGTACGCGGTGTCGTCGAGGTCCCACTGCGGAATGGTGGCGGGCACGTTGGCGTCCAGGAGGTCCGGCGTGTTGGCGTCCGCCAGGGCCTCGGTGCTGAACAGGCGGAGGTTGGCGCTCTGCATGGTCTGGTCGCCAGCCGGGTCCACGAAGTCCCAGCGGAGGGTGGGCTTGGCGATGGAGACGGCGAGACCGTTGTCCGGGATGAGGACCTCGGGCGTGTCGGGCGCGTCGCTCCAGGTGATCTCCAGCATCGGGCGGTACTGGCTCGGACCCTGCGCCGAGTACAGCCACTTGGCGGCAGCACCCGTGGCGCTGATGCGGAAGCCGTACCACGGAGCTCCGTCGGCCACCTGCTGCATCACGTCGGTGACGTTGAACTCCCAGGCGGTGCCCGCAGCCGCGCTGGTCTTGGCCACGGTCTTGGTAGCTCCGGTCACGCCGGGCTTGTTGTTCCAGTTGACCCGGTTGACGCTGAACTTCGAGGAGAGTCGCTGCAGGGACAGGGTGACCGCGCCCGCGAAGCCCGCGCCCGAGTAGACCACCAGGCGCGCGTTGAGGATCGTGGTCTTCGACATGCCCGACGGCACGCCGAAGTAGATGTACCCGAAGCGCGTGTTCGCCGAGCTTCCGTCAGCGAGGTACAGGCGCTGAGCGGTGCCGTAGTTGCGGCTGGGATACTTCTCGGACACGTAGGTGTCCGAGGCGTTCCTCAGCGGGATCGGATCACCCATCAGCCCATCCTTCCGTGTGCACCGGCGAACCGGTCGTTGCCTTCGACGACATCCTCAGCCAGGCCACGGATCCACGCACGACCGTTGCGGTCGATCGTGAGGCGTCCCTCCACGAGCCGGGAGCGACCCGCCTGGGTCGCGGTACCCACGGAAGCTCCTCGGCCGCGAGAGGGCGCCTCGTGGAGCGAGGACAGCTTGCCTGCCTTGTAGACGCGGTCGAGCTGGCGCCAGAGCTGGCGCAGCGGGATGACCGCCTCGTCCTCGCCCGCCTCGGCCACCCAGGCCATGGTGGGCGCCGTGAGCACACCACCGTGGGCGAGCTGCGGGATGTCGGGCGGGTTGATGGAGACCGAGCCGGGTCCGGGCGGGTTGATCGTGAACTCCAGCGCCGAGTTGATCGAGCCGATGGCGCCGTTGAGGAGCCCGCGCACGAAGTCCCAGATGTTGCCCGCGATGCCGCTGATGAGGCCAGCGGCGTTCTTGATGCCCTGGACGAACTGGTCGATGATGAACTTGCCCGCCGCGAGGAACAAGCTCCCGAGCCCTCGGAGGAGACCGGGGATGGCCTTGACGCCTGCGACGATGACGCCGCCGATGCCCTTGATGATGGCCCCAGCGGTGCTGAGGAACCCACGGAGGATGGAGCCCAGCACGCCCACCACGCCACGAAGGATCTGCTTGACACCCTCCCACGCCTTCGACCAGTTGCCGGTCAGCAGCGCGGTGAAGACCTTGATCACACCGATGATGATGTTGAGGACCCCACGGAGGACACCGAGCGCGGTGCGGATGGCGGTGCCGAGCACCTTGACGAAGGTGTTGAAGAACACCGAGCCGACCCGGACCAGCAGCGGCAGGATCGTGCTCACGAACAGGTTCGCGAGGATCTTCAGCACGCTGATGAGGAACTGGATGGCCGGGCTGCCCATGATGGCCTGGAACAGGCCCACCAGCGAGCTCACGAGGTCGCCGACCACCGGGATGATCCGCTGGATGGCAGGCCAGATCTGGTTGAAGGCGCCCTGCAGCGCGCCGAGCGCCGACGTGGCGGCGCCCTGGATCACCGGCAGGACCTCCGACATGAAGACCGCCGCGAGCTGCTGGATGAAGCCGATGAACCGCTGGACGTAGGGCATCGCGGCGACGAAGAGCTGCTGCATGAACTGGCCGAACCGCTGCAGGTACGGCAAGCTCGCCTGGAACGCCTGGAGGAGGAACGCGCCGAACTGCTGGAGCTTCGGCACCAGGTAGTCGATGGCGCGCACCAGGTAGTCCCGGAGCACGGCGCCGATCTGGTTGACGATCGTCCGGAACCGCTCACTGTTCTTGTAGAAGTACACGAAGGCAGCGACCAGCGCGGCGATGGCGGCGACCACGAGGATGATGGGACCGGTGAACAGGAGCATCCCGGCGCGCATCGCCATGAACGCCGCCTTGAGCTTGAGGAAGCCACCGACGAGGAGGAGCCCGGCGCTCAGCAGGGCCAGGAAGACCGTGACCGCCTCCAGCACCGGACCGGGCAGCTCCAGCACGACGTTGAGGACGCCGGTGAAGCCGTCGACCACGGTGCGCAGCAGGCCCAGCAGCGGCGTGCCGATCTGGATCATGAGCGTCTCCAGGGAGCCCTGGAGAGCTTCGAGCGAGCCCTGGAAGTTGTCGAGCCGGGTCGCCGAGACCTCAGCGGCGGTGACCTTGCTCATCGAGTCGGCCATCTTGTCGAAGCCCTTGGACCCGTTGTCCGCGAGGATGGCGGCAGCCCGGATGCCGTCGGCGCCGAACAGGGTCTGGAGGGTCGCCTGCTTCTGGGCCTTGGTCATGCCCTCCAGGGAGCCCGCGAGGACACCGCTGATGTCGCTGAGGCTCTTGAGGTTGCCTTCGGCGTCGTAGAAGGCGTTGCCACCGTCCTCGGTGACGATGCCGAGCTCCTTCATGGCGTCGGCGGTCTTCTTGGTGTCCGGCTGCAGGTTCATCAGCATGGACTTGAGCGACGTACCGGCGTCGCTGCCCTTGATGCCCGCGTTGCCCATCAGGGCGATGGCAGCGGCGGTGTCGTCGAAGGTCGCGCCCGCGAGGTTGGCCACGGCGCCCACCTGGGACAGGGACATCCCGAAGTCACCGACGTCGATGGCGGAGGCGTTGGCCGCGCCCGCGATCTTGTCGGCCACGTTCACCATGTCCTCGGCGGACAGGTTGAACTGGTTCATGGCGTTGGAGGCGATCGTCGCCGCCTCGGGCATGGAGACCTCGCCTGCGGCGGCGAGGGCGACGGTGGCGTCCGCAGCTCCGCCCATCACGTCCTGGACGCTGAGGCCCGCCTTGACGAGCTCCTCGATGGCGCTCGCGGACTCGCTCGCGCTGAACGCGGTGTCCTTGCCGAGCTGGAGGCTCTTGTCCCGGAGCTGCTCCATCTCCGCAGCGGAAGCTCCCGAGACCGCCTGCACTGCGGACAGGCGCGCCTCGAAGTCGGCGGCGCTCTTGACGGCGAGGCCCAGGCCACCCGCGATGACCGCTCCAGCGGTCGCGAGCTGCCCGCCAGCCTTGCTGGTACGGGCAGCCGCGTCGTCCGCTGCAGAGCCGGTCGCTCGAAGATCCCGGCTGGCCTGGTTGGCGCCGTTGCCGTTGTACTCGATCTCGATGACACCGCGTGCGGTTCCGAGGTTGTAGTCCGCCACGGAGTCACCGTCCCTTCATCATCGTCACAGCTTCACGGGTCCGGCTCCCTTGGAGGAAACGGTACCGCTGCCACTGGCCACCGGATCCCTGAACTGCTGCTTGCCGCCGAGCCACTTCGCGATCACCCGCTGCCTGCGCCCGTTGGCCTGCGACTTGCTCTTGGCGCCCTGCTCGGCCTCGGCGAGCTCGGCGTCAAGCTGGGACCCGAAGAGCCAGCACGCGCGGTCGAAGCTCCACGCGGTGACGGCGTCCTGGATCCCATAGAGCTCACTCGGCCTGCACCTGTACGCCTTCGACAGGCGCCAAGCCTCCCACAGCTTCTCCGAGTCCGCTACGAAAGGACTCCAGGTCGCGGGTCCCACCCACGACGAAGTTGAAGATGAACATCTTGTCGACGAGGTCGATCATGTCGGCGTACACCACGCCGCTCTGGCGCCGCGTGATGTCGTTGGGCGTCATGTGGACCTCGGGCTTCACGACGCAGTGGCAGACCACCTTGTCGATGACGTGGGTGACCTCCGCGAGGCCCTCCGTGTCGCTCATCAGCGAGTGCATGTCGATCTCGCTGGTCTCGGGCTCGCCCGCCTTGCCCTGCACCCGCTTGAGGTGCTTCTCGTTGACGATCTGCGACAGCGAGTCGACGTTGTGGAGGACCCCACTCTTCATGAGGCCCTCCATGCCGGGACGCCGGACCAGGCAGAGCTGGCCGGACGGCACGGTGAGGTCCTCCATGCCGCCGACACCGCCCGAGAGCCAGGCGTCCGGCGCGTACTTGGAGGTCGGGTCCTCGACGGTGGGGATGGGGTCGGGCTGAGCCGAAGCTCGTGCCGAGCTGGCGCGCTTGGTGGTCTTCCGAGCGGGCTGGCGGTCGGCGGGCTGCTTGCGAGTGGTGCTGGACGGCATCCTGGTGCTCCTTGTCCTGGTGGGTGGATCAGGCGATGGCGGTGGCGTTCTCGTTCTGGACGAACTCGTAGAGCACGTCCTCCTCGCCGGTGACCAGGGACGGCAGCGCCGCGCCCGAGCCGCTGGTGAGGAAGAACGAGCCGTCGGAGAACTCGCCCTCGATGTTGCCGGTCACGCGGCAGCGCGGGAGGCGGCAGTGCACGTCGCCGCCCGAGTCGCTGATGACCTGGCCCTCGACCTGGAAGAAGGGACGGGCGTCCGTCACCTTCTTGGTGAAGGTCTTGACGATGTTGGGCGTCACGCCGGACTCGACGATCGTGCCTCCCGCCATGACCTGCAGGGCCTCGAAGCTGAGGCCACCGGCCTCCAGGTCCCACTCGACCGAAGCACCCTGGCCGCGCGTGGTGACGACCTTGTCGTCACCGCGAAGCTCGGTGAACTCCTCGGCCTCGGAGAAGCTGAAGGTCCGGGCGTTGGGGAGGTCGACCGCATCGCCGAGCGTGGTCGCGCCTCCGTTGGTGTACGGCGTGAGCTTGACGTCACGCAGACCGTACGGCAGTGCCGTTCCGAGAGGCATGAGACCTCCCCTTCCTGGTTGGATCCTTGAACTGGCGGGTGTCCACCAGCTCACCTGTGGTGGCGTCGAAGCGGTGAATCACCACGACGCCTGGGCCTGCTCCGCAGAACCGCGAAGAGCACTTGACCTCGATGACGTTGTCACCGAGCTCGCCGTGCTTCTTCGAGGCGCATCGCAGGTCCACGTGGTCAGCCCTCCGCCGGGACCTTGAAGCGGTCGTCGTTGCGGAGGACAGCGAGCTGGTCGGCGGAGAGGTCGGAGACCTTGACCCGCTTGCGGTTGGCGGCGTTCCAGACCACCTGCTCCAGCTTCTCGGCCTCGACGCCCGCCTTGCGCCAGTCGGCGGCGGAGATCTTGGCCTCGTTGGCGGTGCCGACGTACTCGACGACCGCCTCGTCCTTGGCCGTGGTCGCCGAGCTCGCGCTGGTCTCCGTGGCCTTCTGCGTGGTTGCCATGTGCTCCTCCTAGAGCTCTCAGGGTGCAGTGTACCGCGAGACGACGTTGAAGTCGGCGTACCGCGTCACCGTGTTGTACCCGCCATCGAACAGGTCCGGTCCTTCGCCCAACCACTCAGCGGTGGTGAGGGTCCAGCCGTCTTCGCCTGCCCGATGGACGGTGGCAGGCAGAAGCTCCTTGAGACGCTGCAGCGCGTCAGTGATGCGCCCGTAGTCGCGCTGGGTGTCGTGGACCCAGATGGAGCACCGGTCGGCGCCCACCTGCTTGAAGGCCATGGTGGTCGGGTCCCAGCGGATCACGATGAAGAGCTGCTCAGCAGGCGTGTCGACCGCGTTGGTCGGGTACACCGCCTCGACCCCGATGTCCTCACCGAGGATGGGGTCCTGCTCCAGCAGCGACTGGAGGGCGGCGCGGGCAGGCATCAGCGCCCGCCGAGGTTGTACGCGCTCGTCCGGTGACCCTTGAGCTGGCGGATCTCCATCAGCGCCGCCTCCAGCCGGGCCTGGGTGTCGGCGAGCTCCTCCTGGAGCTTCGCCATCTCGTCGTCGTACGACGCACCGGCCATGATCCGGTTGATGGACGCCACCTGGTTGCGGATCTGGCGCTGGCGCCGGTCGTCGACGTCGGCGACCTCCTGGACCAGCGCGTCGACGATCTCGGCCTTGGTCTTCTTGAGGATTGCCTCACGGTTGATGGCCATTCCTACCTCCTGAACATCCGGTCGTACATCATGGACACGGTCTTCATCAGCTCCGGTCCCTCGTGGTCCACGGTCGGGCGGATGATCTGGTACCTGCCGGACCAGCGTACCTCCAGCCAGACACCGTACGGCACACTGTGGCCGACGATGATGCGATACACCGGGCGGTCGCGCTCGGCTCGGGCGAAGAGACCGTTGCGAGCGTTGGTGGTTCGGTCCGTCCACGGCGCGTTCTGCCGGGCGTAGGCGACTGCCCTGCTGGCGTGGAAGGCGGTGGCGGCGGTGATCACTCGGTCGGCACGCGCGTTGAACGTCCGGAGCTGGTTGACCAGCGCCCGGTCGTTCCACACGATGCGCGACCGACTAGCCACGTGCCGACACCAGAGCCCTTCGCTCGTACTCGTTGTCGTGGAACAGGTCCACGACCTCCCACTCCTTGCCCTTGTGGGTGAACACGTCGCCGCGCGCAAGCTCGGCGTTCCACTCGCCGAGGAGCTGGAACTCGACGACGCGCTCCACGCCATCGGCGGTGATGGTCGGGCGCGGCAGCGCGCCGATGCCTCCACCCTCGATGATGGTGAAGGTCTGCGGCGCCCGAGGCGCCTGCTCCTCCCAGGCGTACCCGCCTGCGGGCTTCTTGACCCGAGCTCGCGGGATCAGCGTGAGCTCGGTGGGCAGGAAGTCGATGAACGCCTTGGTGAGGCGCCGGTTGGTGGCGAGGTCCATCACTGGCGCTCAATCTTCCTGGTGGTGACGCGCCGGGCGCCCACGGCGACCTCGACGGACCCGCCGAGGGCGGTGGCCATGTCGAGGGCCTGCTTGTGGAGCTGCGAGAGCTTCCGGTCGCTGTTGCCCTCCTTGATGTCCACGAGCCCGGCGAAGCGTGCCGCCTTCTCGCGCCACAGGGTTGCTGCCAGGATGCGGAGCTCGGGCTCGGCGTCGATGCGGAGACCCAGCACCTCATCGGTGTACGGGTCCTGGGTGGGCTCGTTGATCAGCCCACGAAGCTCGGTGATCTGTTCGGCGGTTGCCACTGTTCCTCCTCAACGCACGAGACGCCCGCCCGCCGTAGCGGACGGGCGCCTCGCACCTGCTGGTCGAGCTTGGGTCAGCTCGGGTCGTAGTTGAGGATGGACGTACGCGGCTCCCGGTCGGTGCGAGCCTGCTCGACCGCCTTCACCCGCTTCCGCTCGTCCTCGGTGGCGGTCTTGAGGTAGCTCCGGACCTCCTGCGTGGTGTGGTCGAGCGGGTCGTAGGTCGGGGCGTCGCCGATCAGGTCGTCGTCCTCGTCCTCGCCGTCGGCCTCGCCGTCGGTCTCGGGCTCCTCTGCGCCGCTCTCGGCCTCGTCAGCGTCCTCGTTGGACTCGGGGTCAGCCGGGTCCTCGTCGGGCGTCTCCGGGGCGCTCTCGGCGTCCTCCGCACCGTGCAGCGCGATCATCCGCTGCACGTACGGCTCCGGGTACCGCTGGCGGAGGAAGACCAGGTCCTCCTCCGACAGCGGCTTGCTCAGCTCACGGGCCATGTCAGCAGCTCCCGTCAGGCGGCGTACGCGGCGGGCGCCGCGTAGTTCGCGTTGGCGGTGATCTGCATGACCATGCCGGCACCGCGCTGACGGACACCCGTGCCGAAGCCACGAGCGTAGTAGCTGTCGATCAGCGGGTAGTCGTTGTCGCGACCCTTCACCAGGCGGAGCCCACGGAGACCAGGGTTCTGGTGCTCGCGGAGACCGATCGGGTTCTGGATGTTGGCCGGGCCACCGGACACGAGGGCGACGACGTACGCGGGCGGCACGTAGTCCTCCTCGATGATCAGGAGCGGACCGTAGGAGCCGATCACGTTCATGCCACGGAAGGTGGCAGGCGGCTGACCGGTGCCCAGGATCTGGTCCTGCGCCGGGATGATGAGACCCGGCTGGCCCTGCGCGGGGATGAAGTCGTACCGCGCGCCGCCCGAGACCCGGAAGCTCCGGATCACGTTGGCCTCGGTGACGTTCACCATCGCGAACATCGTGGTGCCGTTCTCGGCGGAGTACCCGTGCGACTTGAAGTCGTCCACGATCTCGTCCAGGTCGGCGGAGGCGATGGTCGCCGCGCCGCTGGTGCGGAAGTGGGTGTGGGTGCCGTCGAAGGTGTTCGCCTTGTAGGCGGGCGGGACGGTGCCGTCGCCGTTCCAGAAGGTGAACACGTTGTAGTTCTGGCCCTTGATGGTCGCGGTCCGGTTGGTGCTCCGGAAGAGGGTCTTCATGACCTCCTTGAAGAGCAGCCGGTTGTCCGCGTCCAGCACGCCCTGGTGGACCGCCTCGACCCGCTGCGACGTGGCGTCCGCGAGGAACTGCCAGGTGAAGCGAGCGGCGAGGTCGTACCACTTGAACGTGTAGCCCAGGGACAGCACGTTCTCGGTGGGGCGCAGACCCTTCGGGACGCCGTACTCCGACGCCTCCTCGAAGTCCTCGGAGCCGAACTGCGGCACGTCCTCGATCATCTGCGTGACCGGGAAGGTCAGCAGGTCGATGAGGCGCTGCCGCTCCTCGTTCTGGATCGTGACCGTGGCCTGGAACTCGTCCCAGATCTCGTTGAGGTCACGACCGTCGGCGGTCTGCGTGAGCACGTCCGCCGAGGCGTTGTACCCACGGGCACCACCAGCGACCGGCAGCACGAGACCGAGGCCACGGGCGTCGATCAGCTCCATGCCGCGCTTGGCGGTGGAGCTGGTGGCGTACGGCGCGCCCAGGAGGGCGGGCTCGAAGATGGAGCTCAGGAGCTTCGACATGTCGCTCCTCCTCTCAGGCCCGGACGACGAGGCGGGTGGCCTCGACCGTGTGGCCGATCGCAGTGCCGGTGTTGACGTCGGAGACGACACCGTCGGCGGTCGCGGCGAAGTACGCCGTGCCCGCGTCGAGGTCCGCCACGTCGACGATCTCACCGCTGGTCATGGTGTCGACGATGTCGCCAGCGTTCTTCACGCTGTCGATCACGAGGACGCCGAGGACGCCGGTGTTGCCAGCGCCCGCCACGATCCGTCCGTTGGCGTTCAGCCCGACTCCGGTCGGCACACCCACCAGGGCCTGGCCCCAGTTGGCGTCCAGAGGCGCGCGGAAGCCACCGGAGATCGGGTCGTACTTGTCGTAACGTGCCACGACTGTGATCCCTTCTCGGTGTCAGTGCTGCGACCGCTGGTCAGCGGCGCAGAGCCGGGTACTTGCTGAGGAGCTTCTCGCGGTTCGGGTTGCCCTTCTTCCGCTTGTTGCCGCCAGCAGGCGTCCCGGTGCGACGGCGGCGAGGCTTGTCCTCGTCGTCGTCATCCTCGTCGTCGTCCTCCTGCTTGGCCTTGTCGGCCAGGAGGTACGGCTCGGACTTCGCCAGCGCCTTGATGGCCTCGTCGAGCCCGATGATGTCGCCGTCCTCGTCGATCTCGACGTCGTCGAGGTCGAGGAGGCGGAACGCCGCCTTCGGGTTCTTGAACTCCGCCAGGGCCTTCGGGCCAGTGGTGAGGTCGGTGAACTCCGTGCGGAGAGTGGACTGAACCACCCGCTGCTGGAGCTTCTCGTTCTCCTCCTTGAGCTTGGCCGCTTCGGAGTCGTCCTCGTCGGAGTCGTCCTCGTCGTCCTTGCCCTTGGCCTTGCTGCCCTTCTTGAGCTGCGCCACTTCGGCTTCCAGCTCGGCGATGCGACGCCCGCGCTCGCTTGCGCGCTTGCGGTGCTTGGTCGACTCGGCGATCAGCTCACGGATGCGGCGCCGCTCGGCGCTGGGCTTCCGCTTGCCCTTGTCGTCCTCGTCGTCCTCGTCGTCGTCATCGTCGTCGTCATCGTCGTCGTCGCTGTCGTCGTCGTCATCGTCGTCAGCGTCGTCGTCGTCGACGTCGTCCTCCTTGGCCATCATGGTGAAGCCGCCGAACGTGGTTCGGTTCAGGGCCAGCAGGCCCTCGATGTCACCGGCTGCGAGGAGCTCGCGCTTCTCGTCGGTCAGGGTGGACGTGCCGCGCACTGCGGCTTCCGCGAGGCTCTGCCCCATCTGGACCTCCTGGTCTCTGTCTCGATCACGGTTCGGTGATCTGCTGAGCAGCATACCTCAGCGGAAGGTGATCGCACCGTCACGCATCAGCCGATCCGTGAAGTCGTTGTAGTCGCCTGCCTCGTAACGGCGAATGAACTCATCCCGGCTCACGGTCTCGGAGGTCATGAAGCACAGGCAGTTGGGGTGCGGCTTGCCGGGCACGTTCTCGGGCGAGAACACCCCAGCAGGCATGTCCTCCTCGTGCTTCTCGTCGGCGTACTCGTTGCACTCGTCCGGGCGCGGGTGCGAGCCGGACAGGTTCCACCGCATGCCGGTCACCCACGGCGTCTCCACTCCCGAGACCACCTGCTGGGCGTGGAAGGCGTTGTTCAGCTCGGTCCTGCCGAGCCGCAACGCGGCGTACTTGATGCCGCCTCGCACGTCCGGGCGGATGAAGCGGCGCACGTCGTTGGCGAGCTCGCGGGCGGAAGCTCCACGGCTCAGCGCGCTGTCCACGATGGCGTCGATCTTGCCGCTGGTGAGCTCCCGGTTCTTGTACACGGACTCCGCCAGCGGGATCCGGGAGAGCTTCGCACGCGCCTCCACGGTGGCGATCCCCTCACGAGCACTGGCCATCGCGCTCCGCATGAGGATGTCGATGTCCTCCATGGGGAAGACCGACCGGAGCAGCGACGGGTCGAAGGCCAGCCGGGCGGCAGCGGCTGCGGCGTCGGCTCGCCCGGCGAGGATGGAGCGCCCAAGGCTGGACCACATGTCCGAGATCTCACGCTGGATGGCCACCTGGGTGAGCAGGAGCTGCTCGCGGCGTACGGCGGCGCCGATGCCCGGACGGTTGGCCAGGTAGGCGAGCTCGCGGTTGATGCGCGCCGAGCTCCGCTGGAGGATGGCGATCATCTCGCGCTCCCGGTCGCGCTGCACCCGGAGGTACGCCAGCAGCGGGCGCCGGTCGGTTCCGGGACGGGTGGCGGTCGGGCTGGGCATGCCTCCAGCATACGACTGAGGCCCGCCTCCCAGTGGGAGACGGGCCTCTCAGAAGCTCGGGCGGGTCAGCGCGGGTCGTGGGCCTCGCAGGTGCCCGTGGCGGCGAGAGCGTTGGCTCCGCAGCGACCCGAGACCGGACCGTCCTCGGTGTCGACCCGGACGATCTCGGAGCAGACCACCGGGATGGCCCGACGGTCGATCACTGCCCAGCCAGCGCCGGTCGAGCGGGACGGGCGGTGGACGCCGCCTGCCCGGACGAACAGGTCCAGGTGCTCCGACAGCAGGCCCTCGCGCCAGGTCTGCCCGTAGGAGCCGATGAAGCGAGCGGGCTCGGTGTCGGTGGTCAGGTAGGTGGGTCGCATCTCGGTTCCTCCGGTTCCGGGGCGCCTCGCGCGCCCTTCGAGGAACAGCATGGAGCAAGTTCGAGGAGAACGCAACTAGCTCATCACGTAGGCGGCGAGCTCCGGGTTCGCTCGCAGGACCTGGAGCAGCACCGGGCTCATCCGGGAGACCACGTGCTCCTCGATGTCGTCCTGGATCCGGAGGGTGCCCTCGATGGTCATGCCGCTGGCGTAGAAGCAGGCGTGCAGGACCTCGTGGAGCAGGATCTCCTTGGCGTGGATGGGGTGCTGGCCCTCGGGCTCACGGACGACGATGCTCGCCTTGGCGCCGTGGGTCTGGCCACCGTCGCCGTCGGGCAGCCCGCGCTCCTCCCACGCCTTGTCGTCGAGGTACTCGACGGTGAAGGGGATGTACCCCACCTGGATGACGCTCGGGCGCTTCGGCTCACTCTTGCTGGGCATCGAGTCCACTCCTCCGGTTCAGCTCCTTGGCCACGTGGTCGTGGGCGTGGAGCAGGCTTGTGTTCAGGGTGCGAAGCTCGGAGCCCGAGAGCTCGCCGAGCTGGGCGTTGACCTCGTTGAGGATGCGCACCACGTCGCTGACATCACGCACCGCCACCGTCGGCACCCTCCAGCTCGGAGGCGACGCGGGCAGCGAACGGGTCGACGTTGCGAGCCTCAGCGATTGCAGCAGCCTCCTCGACCACAGCACTCGCCATCTCGTCAGGGAAGTCGTACCCGAGCTTCTCGCTGAGGAGGGTCCGGGCGTACTCGGCGCTGATGAGCGGCGGGTCGGAGCTGAGCAGGGCGAGGACCTCATCGAGGACAGCCTTCCGGTTGACCGGGAGCGGGTCGTCGACGATGGACACCGGGCGGGCGGCGTTCTCCAGGCCCTCGTACACCGGGAACCACATGGTGGCCAGGTCGAACAGCATGTGGTCGGAGACGGACAGGATCTCCTGCTCCTTCTCCTCGTTGCCGCTGAGGAGCGGTGCCATCTTGAAGGCCAGCGCGATGCCGCTCTCGGCGGTCTGCACGTCGACGTTGCCGATGGCGATGTCGGGCACGCCAGCCGCCTCGCGCATGGAGCTCTCCATCTTGCGGATGTGCTCCTGCATCGGCGCCACCGACTGGACGCCGGTGATCCGCTTGAAGTCGCTGTCGGCGTCGCCCTCGACCACCCAGCCAGGCCCGAGCTTCCAGTTGGTCTCGTTGCCGTCCTCGTCGGTCGGCGGACCGCTGTTGGTGAAGTACAGACCCAGGCCCTCCAGCACCAGCGCCAGGTCCTCATCGGTCATGGACTGGTTGATGGCGGCGATCAGCCGCTCATAGCCCTGCAGCTCGCTGGCGCCGAAGGGCTCGCCGGGCACGCGGTTGTTCTTGATGTGGTACACCGGGATGGCGGTGATGCGCGGGTCGAGCTCGAACTTGTCCGGGCGGTTGTGCTCGCCGTCGGGGATCTTGCTGGCCCGCTTGAGCTTCGCGCCCTCCTCGCGGTCGTCCCAGGCGCCGGTCTCCCACCAGCTCAGCTCGTAGCTGATGCGCCCGTTCTCCTCCTTGCGGTACGTCTGCCGCTTGATGACGGTCTTGCCGTCGGGCAGGAGCACCGGGTCCACCAGGTGGCAGCCCAGGAGCTTCTCGGCGTTCCACGGGTCGTTGATGGGGAAGTACGACGCCGGGTCGACCTCGTACACGGACAGGCGGCGCCCTTCCGGCTTGTCCTCGTCGGCGACGATCTGCCAGACCGCGTCGCCACGGATCATGCCGTACCGCTTCTGGGTGCCGAACTTGGTCCAGATCTGCTCACGGCGGAACAGCGTGGTGAGGGCGAAGTCCAGCGCCGCCCGCTCCTCCGTGGTCCCGAGAGTGGGCGCCAGCGCGTACGTCCACCGCTTGCACAGGAAGCGGTTCTTGGCCTCGATGAGGGTCTTGGCGCTGGGCAGGTAGATCGGGTTGGCCTCGTCGCCTCGCTGGATCAGCTTGAAGGCGTCGGGCACGTTCCGGTAGATGCCCTCGTACGTGGAGTACGCGGCGAGCCGAAGGGCGTCGTCGCCCGACAGCCAGGAGTCCAGCGGTCCCATCAGGGACCTCACGGTGCTGTACGGGGTCAGGTCTGCCATGGTCACATCCTAGGCTGCGAGGGACGACTTGGAAGCACGGGCGCGTCGGCGGGTCGGCGTGCCGTAGTGCCCGGCGAAGAATCGACCCAGTGCCTCAGGCCCGTGGTCGTCCTTCTTCAACGGGAGCTCCGGAGCATTGCGGTCCGCCTCTCGCTTCTTCTCAGGGTAGCGGTAGTTCAGCATGTCCGCGATCGTCCGCTCACACTTCCGGTCGAAGGCGAGCTTCGGGTAGCGGTCGACGTGGCCCTCCGGCAGGTGGGTGTTGGCCTCCTTGAGCCAGGCCCGGATGTGGTCCAGGCGCCACTTGAGCTCGCCGCCCGTGCCCTTGCCGATGGGGAGCTTCAGCTTGTCGGACAGGGTCTTCGCGAACGCCGGGTCCGCCGGGTCCGGGTAGAACTTGATGACCGAGCTCGGCGCCAGGCCCTTGGCCCGGATGGCCTCGGCGAACTCATCGGCGGTGAGGCCCTCCTGGTACAGCTCGTCGAGGACCCGGATCTTGTCGCCGTGCGGGTTGACCTGGAGGAGCAGCCAGACCGCAGGGTTGGTGAAGCCCGCGTCACTGCAGGCGTAGGTCTGCCAGCTCGGGTCGTAGGCGTAGTCACCGACGTGGAGCTCCTCGTCGAAGCCCTTGAAGACGCGGCCGACGTACTCGGTGAAGTCGGCGGCGATCTCCTGGTTGAACGCCTCCTCGGTGAGGTCGGCGGCGAGCTCGCCGATCTCCGGGTCGACGCCGAGCCGCCTGAAGAGGCTGAGGTCCACGACCTCGCCCGCCTTCATGGCCCGGCGCAGGAGCAGGATGGCGTCGTCGGAGGCGCCTGCCGGGTACACGTACGGGTTGGTCCAGCTCGGCATGCGGAAGCTGTCCCAGTCAGGGCGCGTGGGGTCCTGGCCGCGCTGCCACATCCGGTAGAACCAGTTCTTGCCCTCGGGCGTGGAGGTCATCAAGCTCCACCCGTGGTGGTCCGCCAGCGTCGGGCGGATGAGCTTGTTCCAGGTCCGCTCCTTGAGCTTCGCTGCCTCAGCGAGGATGGCGCCGGACAGACCCTCACCGACCAGGGAGTCCGGGTGCTTCTCGGACTTGGCCATCACGAGGAAGCGCCCTCCCCAGAGGGAGAGCTGCATGTCGCCGACCTGCGGGTTGTTGTACGACCCAGGCTTGTCGAAGTAGGGCTTCAAGCCCATCTTCTCCAGGCGGTTCCACATCACCCGGAACTCCTTCTCGGAGTCCGTGTAGCTCGGGCCGACGATCCAGAACTCACGCCGCTTGCCCAGGTCCTCCAGGTGGCCCTTGACCAGCCGGGTGTTGAGCGCCTCCTGGACGAGCTTGTGCCCGCCGACCTCGGACTTGCCGAAGCGGCGCCCGGCGCTGACGACGCGGTTGCGGCAGTAGGAGCAGATGACGCGCTCCTGGCCTACGTGAGGCTTCCAGCCGATCTTGTCGTACAGCGGGAGCTCGGCGAGCGGGCGCTCCGGGTGGAGGCTGACGCGCTCCATGGTGGCCTCTGACACGTCAGCCTCCTCTCGTCAGCGCTGGACGAGCTGGCCGGTGATGGCCTGCCCACCAGCACCCGGAGTCGCCATGCCGGACGCGGCGACGTTGAGCCGGGTGGCCTCGTCGCTGTCCGGGTTGGCACCGGTGATGACGGGCTGGCTCGTGATGGACGTGCCACCACCGAGTCCGTCCGCCACCAGTCGGTCGGTCGGGCGCTTGACCGCGCCACGTCCGGGAGTGAACGCCATGCTCCTCACCTTCCCCACTTCTGGTTGCACCGGACGCAGGTCGCGCCGGTCCCTGGCCATGGTACCCGCAGCTCGTGTCCCAGCGCCTTGCAGAGCAGGCGGGTCCACGAGCCACGGCGCACCACGCGCATCACAGCACCCGGATGTCGAAGCCACCCTCGACCAGGAAGTGGTCGGTGTGGAGGAACAGCTCGCGGTCGTCGAGAGCTCGGGAGTACGCGCCCTTGACGCGCCCGTCGCGGTCGTAGCTGGCGATCACGTCGATGTTCCCGTGGCCGGTGTTCTCCCACCGCTCCAGCTCGTCCCACAAGCTGGTGATCGGCTGGCCGAAGAACGTGTCGCCCTGCGGCTCCTTGTTCTTCGAGTCGGCCATGTTCTGGTCGCCGCCGTAGAAGGCCAGCGCCTTGCCACGCCCAGCCTCGATGGCCCACTCGCCGATGGCGATGCCGAGCTTCCGGTTCCACTCCCAGTACGGCGAGCGCGGGCTCCTGGCGTCGGTGAGGTAGTGGGACGCGGCCACGCCGATCTGGCCGAGCTCGGGAGCCTCGAAGCCCACGAACACCACGCCCTTCGGACCCCACCGCTTGGCGGTGTTGGGCACCTCACCCGCCTTCTCAAGCTGGGCGCTGCCGGGGATGACCGGCGTGTAGCCCTGCGACCACGAGCCCTTGGTGATCAGCTCACGGTTGACAGCGATCCAGGAGTCGGTGGGCGCCTTCGGCTTGAAGAACCGGTAGCCCGCCTCGTCGCCGACCTTGTCCAGCCGGTCCTCGATCCCCTTGGCTCCAGGGCCAGCCTCGGTGCCGGTGATCCAGGCGACGTTCCGCTTGTGGGCGCGGGCGAAGAGCTTCTCCACGTCGTGCTGGTGCTGGGCAGTCGTGTCGCTGAACTGCATCGAGGCGTGCATCACGTGGACGCGGCGCGTGCCCTTCGGCTCGGGCTTCGGCTCCGGGATGAGCATCGCCTGCAGAGACAGGCCCTTGCGCATCACGTTGAGGTCGACCTTGCCGATGCCAGCGAGCTGGTTGGGCACGCCGTACACGCCGTTGCTGAACTGCCAGATGTCCCACGGCAGCACGGGCGGCGTGTTGGTGTTGTTGTAGCGCGGGCGCCAGATCACGCACCCGTCGTCGGCGGCACCGAGGTCGTACGGCGTGTACACCAGCGGCTTGACGCCGGTGAGCTTCACGCACTCGGCGATGAAGCCCGCAGCCCAGATGCGGAGCTCACCGAGGGTGAGGCCCTCGGTGGTCTCCAGGTCGAGAGCAGGGCGCAGGTCGCCCGGCTTCGGCTTGGCGTAGTCGAGGAAGAACCTCGCCTCGGCACGGGCGTCGCCCTTGTCGGCACGGGCGAAGTGGTACGCGCCGAACGGCAGGCCCGCCTTGCGCGCCTCCTCGCGGCGGCGCGGGTAGTTGCTGTCCCGCAAGCTCGTGCCCTCGGTGGCCTTGTGGTACAGCCACTTGAGCCCGCGCCGCTTGGCGCCTGCCAGGTCGAGCTGGCCGCTCTGGTGGTGGGAGATGTCGACGCCGTCGACCCTCAGCGGTTCGGTCATGGTGCTCCTCCTCAGCGGACTGCCAGGCAGTCCGGGTAGTGGACGGAGCTCGGGCAGCCCTCGTCCTGGGTGCAGGCGTCCAGCGCCTTCCGGTTCTCCTCCATGATGCGGAGGAGCCCAGCCTTCATGTGCTCCTGCCACTGCAGGTACGCGCCCGCCGACTCACCCAGCGGGTGCTTGGCGCGGGCGAAGCTCGGCGGCTCGGGAGCTGCCGGGTCACGCGGCGTGGTGGTCTCGATGCGGCGCCGCCGCTCGCGCGCCTTGCGCCCGTTCATCGCGGACCCGGCACGTCGTCGGGGTCGTCGACCTCGACAAACTCCACGCCGCCTCCACCGGGCGGGCGCCACTCGGGCGATCCGCCTGCAGGAGCAGGGCTCTGGGCCACGCCCTGGGCCAGCTCCGGGTACGCCTCCAGCAGCGTGTCCCTGGCCTCCCGCATCGCGGTGGCAGCTCGCTCGCGCCGGGCCTGGGCCTCGCCCAGCTCGTGCTCGGCGTCTCGGTACTCCTGCAGCGCCGCGTCGAAGTCGCTGGCGAGCTTGGTGAACGTCACGTTCATCCGGTTCCTCCTTCTGCTCATCCGCTCAGTCTCGCCCATCCATGGCGAAGTGGACCGTCACTGTGCGGACCCAGAGCTTCGCCCCATGCTCCTCACCCCAGCAGGTGGACCCGTGCGCCTCGATGCGAGGGTTGCACGGGCACCCGCTGTGGGTGTGGAGGATGAGGTCGTCGAGCGGCATCACCTGGACGCCGCTCGGCGTGTCCTGCGTGAGCCAGGACCCCATCAGGACAGGAGCTCTCGCTCCTCGGCGGACAGCTCCTTGGGCACCGGGTGCGGATCCATCAGGCCCTCCGGGTCGGCGAGGATGTTGCGGAACAGCGCCTCCACCGGGTCCTCAGCGGCGAGCTGGATCTTGTCGGGCACCTTGCCCATGACGCGCTCCATCAGGGTGGTGGCAGCTCGCAGCCTCACTGCCGGGTCGATGCGGTCACTGCCTGCCAGCTCCACCAGGGTGCCGATCCCCTTGTCCAGCAAGGCGGTTCGCAGCTTGTCCTCGGCGCGGGACAGCCACTCACGGCGCATCGCCTGGACGAGCTCGGCAGGCACCACGACGGGCGGGCGCCCACGGAACGTGCCGTCGCTGGCCTTCAGCCTGCCCATGGCGAGCTCCTCGTCATCGAGGTCCTCCACGGTGATCTTGCCGTTGAGCAGCTCGGCGTACCGGCCACGCAGCCGGACGTAGGTGTCGTGCTCTGCCACGCTGGTTCAGCTCCTCTCGGTGGCCCGCAGTGTGCGGCGTGCCTCTTGATCCTAGTCTCTCACAGACTGAATAGCCTGCTGCCGTGATGTCCTCAGCCCGGCTGGCTGTCGTTCTGGGTGACCTCGTCGAGGCCCAGGATGGGCGTGAGCTCGGGCTCGGCAGGGTCGCGCCGGTACATCACCCGGAGCTTCTCCTCGGGCGTGAGGGTGTGGGGCGCGGGCTGGATGCCCAGCGTCTTGTGGGTGTCGCTGCCGCCGTACTCGCTGGCCTTCATGGTGCCTCCTCGTTGTGGGCCTACCTCGATGGTACACCCACCCGGCTGAGCTCGCCGGTTGCGAGAGGCCCATCCCTGGTGAGGAGTTCGTTGATCCGTTACTGCTGGCGTAACCGTAACTTGAATCCCGGAACCCGATCTAACTGGATTAGGAGGCGGAGGAGGCGGCGTGTTAGTGTTTCCGCAGGTCAGGGAACAGATGGCCTTGTTCTTGCGCACGGTGACGCTGAGGGCGGGTGAGGGTGGATCAGAGGGTGAGGGTGGTACTTTGGCCGTAACTAGCGCGAACGAGCTTCCGTTGCAGGAGGCGCTAGATACCACGGTTACTGGGCATCCGCCCTCAGTACGCCTCCAGGGCTCCCTCAGGCCATCTGTTCTGCGACCTCACATCCGCCTCCTCCGCCTCCTACTGCGCGATCAGAGTATCAAACCTGGTTCTTGGAATAACCTCATAACCCTCTTCTTCTAGGCGCAGGATCGTGTACTAATCCTGGCGAAGAGTAATCCGTAGATGACAGCCGCGAAGGCGTACGATCCACGCCATGAACACGCGCCGATACACCGGGCAGGCCAACAAGCGCGCCCGCCGAGACCGGACGCGCTGGTGCGCGGTGTGCGAGCTTCTCATGCCTCCGGGTCCGATGACCCAGCACCAGGTGCTTCGGCAGCACGGGACCTCCATCGACGTCACCGAGCTGGTCGAGGCCGACCTGCTCTGAGGCCCAGGAGCACAGCGTCGATGGGCTCCCGGCCACCGTAGCATCGTCGCCATGGACACCGACACCGAGGCCCTGTGCGGCCACACGTACACGACCCTGGGGAACCGCGTCTTCCGCTGCACCTTGAAGCCGCACCCGACCCGCCCGGACAACCACTACTTCGAGCGCGACCACGCGGCGCAGGACCGCCTCAACGCGCGGGACCGCAACCGCTCGCGCCTCGTCGTGATCCCTGGAGAGCGCCGTGGCTGACAGCACGCTGGAGTCCGGGCTGGAGGGCTTCTTCCGCAAGCGCGTCCGGCTCGTCGGCGGGTACACCGTGAAGCTCGCGCCCACGGAGGCAGGGATCCCGGACCGCCTGGTCATCCTGCCCGGTGGCCGCATGCGCCTGGTCGAGCTCAAGACCGAGTCCGGCGCGCTGTCACCCATCCAGCGCGTGCTGCACTCTCGGCTCGCCGAGCTCGGCGTGGAGGTCGTCGTGCTGTACGGGCGCAACGCCGTGATCCGTTGGCTCCGTGAGGAGTTCCTTGCTGCCGATCCCCAGAGCAAGCGGCCGAGGAAGCCGCGTGCCAAGGTAAGCTGACCGACCCGACCGAAGGAACCGCCATGCCTGAACAGCCCGCACAGCCCGCCGACCACGTCAAGGCGCACCCGCTCGCCGAGAAGGTCGTGTGGCCGCTCAACCTCGTCGACGTCAAGGTCCTCATCGAGGGTGTGTCTCCCGTCGACGGACAGGTGTACCGCGTCCGGAGCGCGAGCTTCGTCGACGTGGCGAAGCCCGAGCACGCCGCCTTCGTGGAGGTCCAGCCGCTGGACGCCAACCAGGAGATGCTCATCCAGATCACGCGCCCGTCCGAGCACCACATCGTCCTGGTGGGCCAGCTCGTCCCGGACACCGAGGGCACCGTGTACCGCGTCGAGCAGCTCAGGGAGCGTGAGCTGTGAGCTTCCGCGCCAAGTACCGAGGCGAGTGCATCGACTGCGATGACCCCATCGAGGTTGGGAACCTCGTCGAGTTCGACGACGACCGGAACCTCCGCCACGTCCTGTGCGAGGACGACCGCGACTTTCGCACCGGGCGCCCGCTGCCGGTCTGCCCGCGCTGCTTCTGCACCATCCCGGTCTCGGGCGTGTGCGGTGTCTGCGAGCCGGAGGACTGATGGCTGTCCGCACCGCCGAGCAGCGTGGCTGGAAGCTCCGGGACTACCAGGAGCTCAGCCGCGACTACCTCCGTGAGCGCGACCGTGGCGCCCTGTTCCTCGACATGGGCCTGGGCAAGACCGCGTCGTGCTACGCCGCGCTGGAGCCGCGTCACCTGCCCGCGCTGGTGGTCGCCCCGAAGCGGGTGGCGGAGTCCGTCTGGCCGCTGGAGGCGGCCATCTGGCGCCCGGACCTGACGGTGGCTGTGGCCAAGGGCCAGCCCGCCGCGCGGCTGCGGGAGCTGGGCCGAGAGGACGCCGACGTGGTCGTGATCGGGCGCGACAACCTCCGGGACGCGCTGAAGGTCAACCGGCGCCGGAAGTTCAAGACCCTCATCATCGATGAGCTCTCGGGCTACAAGGCGCGCTCCAGCATCCGGTGGAAGACCGCCAAGGCCATCATCAAGCGCGCGTCCATCGGCCACGTGTGGGGCCTCACCGGGACGCCGAGCCCGAACGGGTACGGCGACCTGTGGAGCCAGATCTACCTGCTCGACGGTGGCGAGCGCCTGGGCAAGACCCTCACCGAGTACAGGCGCCGCTGGTTCACGCCGGGCCTGCGCCTGCCCAACGGCGTCATCGCCTCCTGGGACCTGGTGCCCGGCGCCGCTGCCCAGATCGACAAGGCCATCGAGGACATCTGCCTCGCCATGGGCACCGACGGGCGCATCGAGCTTCCGCCCGTGACCGAGAACCACGTCCAGATCGAGCTGCCCATGGAGGCCAAGCGGATCTACCGCGACATGAAGCGCGACATGGTGGCCAACCTCGACATCCTGGGCGGCGAGGTCCACACCGCCAAGAACGCCGCCGTGCTGACGTCGAAGCTCTCCCAGATCAGCGCGGGCTTCCTGTACGTCGACGACGCCGACATCCGGGACCGCGCCTACACCGTCATCCACCACGAGAAGGGCAAGGCGGTTGAGGAGATCCTGGAGGCCGACCGCGTCGGTGGGGTCCTCATCTTCTACCGCTTCGTCCCGGAGCGCGACGCCCTCCTCAAGCGCCTGGGCGACCAGGCCCACACCATCGACGAGCCGGGCGTGATCGAGGCGTGGAACGACGGCGACATCCCTGTGCTGCTGGCGCATCCCGCGAGCGCCGGGCACGGGCTCAACCTCCAGTACGGTGGCCACACCATCGTGTGGACCACGCCGGACTGGGACCTGGAGCTCTGGCAGCAGGCCAACAAGCGGCTGGCCCGCTCGGGCCAGGAGCACCCGGTCGTCATCCACGTGATCATGGGTGGCAAGATCGACCACCTGGTCCGAGCTTCGCTGGACGACAAGGACGTGGTGCAGGGCGCGCTGCTGGAGCACCTGGAGAGCCCGCTGTGAGCGCGACGGACGGAGCCTGGCTGCTGCAGTACGAGGGCGCCCACGGCTGGTGGACCGGCCACCACGGCATCGACTTGAAGGACCCTGCCGCCTACGTGGCGGGCGTGAACAAGCGACCCGGCTTCAACTGCCGGGTCATCAACAAGGACACCGGGGAGATCATCGGCGACCAGCGCGTGTGCGGGCTGTGCGGCGATCCCCATGACGGAGTGGAAGGGTCGTGCCTGCTGTGAAGACGCCTGCGCCGAAGCTGTGCCGCATCGAGGAGCTCATCAAGGGTGAGTGGGTTCGGAAGGGCGGCGACGTCGGTCTTCTCCATCCCGAGAAGGTCGCGCCGAGGTACGCCGCCCACGGTAAAGTGGCGCGAGTCACCGAGCTGGACAGCCGCCTCCAGCCGACTGGCAAGGTCCACACGGTGGACGTGAAGACCTGTCCGGTGTGCGATGAGGCGCACCTGGGACCGTACGACGGGAGCTGCTTGCTGTGAAGCCTGAGACCACGTTCGCCATCGCGACCGCGCCGAAGCGGAACAGTCGGCACTGGAAGCTCGGCACCGTGACCTGGGGCGAGATCCTCACCTGGGTGGACGAGCCGGGCAAGGTCAAGGAGGCGGGCAACTACGTCCTGGGCACGCTGAGGGAGACCTCGGTGGCCCACGACAAGGCGCGCCCGACCGAGCGGTGCACCGGGCTCCACCGCCGCAAGGACGCCATCGTGTCCCGCTCGGCGCTGACCCTCGACGTAGACAGCCCGGACCCGGACTTCGCCGAGAAGGTCGAGCTGGTCTTCCCGTACGCGCTGCTCATGCACACCACGTTCAGCTCGGCACCCGACGCGCCGCGCTGGCGGATGATCATCCCCACGGACCGCGAGCTCGCGCCGGACGAGTACATCGCCGCGACCCAGGCGGTCATGGTGATGCTGGGCGAGGAGCAGTTCGACCCTGGCACCACGCAGCCCGAGCGGTACATGTTCAGGCCCGCCACGCCGAACCGGGCCTGGTTCGAGAGCTTCACCCTCGATGGGGATCCGCTGCCGGTCGACGACTTCCTGACGAGCTTCGAGACCGACCTCAGTAGCAAGCCGACGCCACGCCCGCACCACAACAAGCGGAACCCGTTCGAGATCGAGGGCGTCATCGGCGCCTTCAACCGGGCGTACGCCGACTGGGACCTCCTCATCGACACGTACGACCTGCCGTACGAGAAGGTCGACGAGGACCGCTACCAGCTCGTGGGTGCGCGCTCCATGGCGGGCATGGGTCCCATCGCCGACACCGAGGGCCTGGTGTTCTCCCACCACGCCAGCGACCCGGCGTACGGCAAGGCGTGCTCCGCCTTCGACCTGGCCCGGATGCACCTGTTCGGCGAGCTCGACGAGGAGGCCGAGCCGCGCACGCCGGTCAACAAGCTCCCGAGCCACGTGGCCATGCTGGAGGTCGCGAGCACCGACCACCGCGTCACCGCCGAGCTGGTGGGCCTGGACTTCGACGACCTCACCGACGATGAGGGGAACCTCGACCTCGACGGTGTCGACGACGCCTGGCTCATGCGGCTGGCCCGGAACAACCGTGGCAAGATCCTGGACACCGTGGGCAACCGCGACCTGTTCAAGGCCCACGAGCCGGTGTTCCAGCTCCTGTACTTCAACGAGCTCACGTTCACCGTGGAGGTCGCCGAGGACCTGCCGTGGCGGAAGGTCACCGAGCGGAACCGTCCCTTCGTCCGGGTGGACCGCATCGAGCTCAACGAGCACCTGGAGCGGACCTACGGCATCGGCTTCACGACCGCGAAGCTCGAAGGCATGGTGGACTCCACCGCGATGCAGCGGCTGGTCAACCCGGTCCGCCACTACCTGGAGGGCCTCACCTGGGATGGGGTCTCGCGCATGGAGACCGCGCTGCCCGGCGTGCGCCCCACGCCCTTCACCCGGCTGGTCGCCCGCAAGGTGCTGGTCGCCGCCGTAGCTCGGATGCTGGACCCTGGCGTGAAGTGGGACCACACGCTGGTGCTGTACGGCGCCGAGGGCCTGGGCAAGAGCTGGTGGATCGACCGGATGTCCAAGGGCTACAGCAACTCGCTGGGCGACATCACCAACAAGGACACGCTGATCACGATGCAGCGGTCCTGGATCATGATCGCCGACGAGGGCCACAGCCTGCGCAAGGCCGACGCCGACATGCAGAAGGAGTTCCTCACCAGGACCCACGACACCTTCCGCCTGCCGTACGAGCGTGAGGCTCTGGTCCACCCGCGCCACTCGGTGATCTGGTCGACCACCAACGACGAGACCTTCCTGCGGAGGCAGGAGGGCAACCGTCGGTTCCTCATCGTCCACTGCCAGGACAAGGTGGACTTCGACCGCATGACGGACCACTACGTGGACCAGGTGTGGGCCGAGGCGGTCGTCCGCTACAAGCAGGGCGAGCCGCTGTTCCTGGAGCACACCGAGTCCGAGCTGGCCGCGCTGGAGCGCGAGCGGTACGTGGAGGAGGACGCGCTCGGCGGCGTCATCGCCGAGTACCTCGACACGCCCGTGCCGGACGACTGGGACGAGCTGTCGCCCGAGAGCCGGGTGGCGTGGCTGGACGCCTTCAAGAGTGGCTTCGAGCAGCCGGGCACCGGGCGCATCAACGAGGTCTGCTCCACGCAGGTGTGGGTGGAAGCTCTGCGCCGACGGATCGGCGACCACCGCCGCGTCGACCTCCTGGACATCACGAACGTCCTGAAGAGGCTGGAGGGCTGGCGCCAGAAGCCGGGTCGCTCGCGGCTGCCGGGCTACGGTCCGCAGATGGTCTTCGAGCGGCTGGGCGACGACATCCAGGCGGAGCTCGACGACCTGATCTGAGGAAGTTCGAGGAAAGGGCTTGCGCGCTCCTCGAACTACCCTCATACTGATCTCATCACCGCTCGCCCGGAGCGGAGGGAACCGGAGGAACCGAGATGTACGCCAACACCGCAGCCGCCCAGTCCGTCGTCGACCGCATGCACGCCTACGGCGTCCAGGCAAGCGGCGAGGTCGTCACCGCCGAGTACCACCAGGGCGTCGACTACGCCGACGAGATGACCCTCGGTGAGCTGGTCCGCCAGGGCGGCAAGGTCACCCGCGTCCGCCTGCTGACGGAGGTCTGGCCGGGTCGTGGCCGCATGGCCGACATCAGCTACATCCACGGCACCCTGCCGAGCGGCAAGATCGTCCCGCTCCGCCTCGGTGTCTACGGCGGCACCCTGCTCCGTGAGCTCAAGAAGGAGTTCATCGGCTGGGCCAAGGAGGAGGGCGTGTACGCCAAGGGCTGTGGCCTCCTCGACGAGGCCAACTGGTCCATCCTGTACTGATCCACTCCACCGGGTGGGGAGCTTCGGCTCCCCACCCTCACCCGAAGGAACCGACATGCAGCACATCGCCATCGACGACCTGTACCTGGGCGTCGGCAACACCATCACCGCCCGCACCGAGGGCGGGCAGGAGCTCTCCGGCATCGTGAGCCGCCGCAAGGTCGGCGCGGCTGCCGCACCCAAGGCCGAGATCGCCGTCCGCTGGGACGGTGGCGACGAGCGGTCCTACCTCTTCGTGCCGTACACGGCCATCGTGGCCATCAACGGCGAGCCGGTGAGGGTCCGATGAGGTACACGCTGGAGCAGGCCATCGCCGCCTTCGAGGCGGACGCCGACAGCGAGCTCGCTGCTGCCGCTCGGGCGGCGGTGGCGGCGGGCACCGCCGAGTGGGTGTACGACCCGCAGGTGGACGACGCCTTCGGGCTGGTGAAGCCGGGCACGAACCGCGCGATGATCGTGGTGTACGCGCCGAGGCCCGACACCATCGGGCGGGAGCGGTGGGACTTCGAGACGGACGGGAGCCTGTGATGGACCTCCACGTGCCTGCCACCACCAAGGGCGAGCTGGCGCAGCTCTCCAACCACATCACCGACCGGCTGGACGCGGTGGTCCTCCACGCCGAGCTGTCCTCGCTGTACGAGGGCTCGGTCCACCTCACCCTGGCAGGCAACCCGAGGGACCTCGCCATCGCTGCAGAGCGAGCTTCGCGGCTCGGCGGCGTGGTCGATTGACAGCAGCACTAGCGGGCTCCAGAGCATCTGGCTCTGGAGCCCGTTGTGCGTGTACGATCGTCCCACAAGCACAAGGGAACCGGAGGAACCACCATGAGCATGGAGACCCTCAAGAAGGAGCTCGCCGACGTGAAGCGCGACACCTTCGAGGACGGCACCGTCATCCGCTGGACCGCCAGCGGGCGCTACACCTACGCGGCGCTCAAGACGCCGGTCGGGTGGTTCACCACCGCCCGCGCCATGCCGGACAGCGCCCAGCGCGTCCCGCAGGTCGTGAGCTTCGACCAGCTCCTCAAGATCCTCGCCAAGAGCGAGACCAGCAACGTCGAGGTCGCGACGACCTGGGAGCCGGTGGGCTGACCCACCAGGACCGTGGCCGCGTAGGCGGCGCCGAGGGCAAGCTCGGGCGGTCCACGCAGAACCGCTGCAACCGTCAACCCGAGGAGAGGAACCTCATGCAGATCACGTTCGACACCAACAACGCCGAGGACATCAAGCAGGTCAAGGCGTTCCTCAGCCTGTCCGACGACGCGGTCGCCGCGCCGGTCGCCGACGAGCCCGCCGAGGCGCCCGCCAAGAAGGCGGCTCCTGCGGCCAAGAAGGCGGCTCCTGCGGCCAAGAAGGCTGCGGCCAAGCCCGAGCCCACGCCCGAGCCCGAGGAGGCCGAGGAGGCCGACGAGGCGCCCGAGGACGAGGACGAGGACCTGCTGGGCGGCGACGAGCCGACCATGGCCGACGCCGTGGAGCTCGCGACCAAGCTCGTCTCCGGTGGCGAGGCGCCGCGCGTCAAGGCGGCGCTGGCCGACGTCGGCGCCAAGCGCGTGTCCGAGCTCAAGGGCGACGACATCGCGACCTTCGTCAACGCGCTCCGCGACTGACGCCCATCACCGGAACCGGACCCCACCCGAGCCAGGAGCTTCGAGCCCTGGCTCGGGTGGGCACCAGGAGGATCAATGCCTGAGAAGCACGCCGTACTCTCGCCGAGCGCGGCCGAGCGGTGGATCGAGTGCCCTGCCTCTGTGAGGTTCTCGCGCCAGTTCCGCAACGAGTCCTCGGTGTACGCCGAGGAGGGCACCTGCGCCCACGAGCTGGGCGAGATCAAGGTGAGCTTCGAGTTCGGGCTCATCGACCGCGCGACGTTCAACCGGCGCCGCGCCCGGTGGGTGAAGAAGTGGCCCGAGTACGCCGAGGTCGAGGAGACCCTGGTGGAGATGGAGCGCCACACCGACGCCTACGTGGAGCTCATCCGCGAGCGCGCCGCCCTGTACCCGCACACGCAGGTCATGGTGGAGCAGCGGCTCAACACCGGGATCCCGCAGAGCTGGGGAACCTCCGACACCGTGCTGGCCAGCCCGCGCCACATCGAGATCGTCGACTTCAAGTACGGCGCGGGCGTGGCGGTGGAGGCCGAGGGCAACCCGCAGCTCCGCCTGTACGCGCTGGGAGCTCTCGACACGTACGGCGACCTGCTCGGCGAGACCGAGGCGGTGTTCATGACGGTCCACCAGCCGCGCATGGACCACGTCCTGACCGCTGAGATGACGCCGGACTCCCTGCGAGAGTGGCGTTCTCGCATCCTGCCCATCGCCCAGGAGGCGCTCGGCGCGGACGCCCACTTCGGCCCGAGCGAGGCGGCGTGCCGCTGGTGCCCGGCGTCGGGTCGGTGCGAGGCCCAGGTCCAGGCGGCGTTCCCGGACGACCTGCTCGACGAGCCGGTCGAAGAGCTCACCGAGGACAGGGTTGCCGAGCTTCTGGGTCGGCTGCCGATGCTCAAGGACTGGCTCAAGGCGTTCGAGGCGCAGGCCCTGACGATGGCCTACTCCGAGGGCAAGACCATCCCTGGCTGGAAGGTCGTCCGCTCGGGAGGCCAGCGCCGCGTCAAGGACGAGGCCAAGGCCCAGGAGGTCCTGGAGGCCGAGGGCCTGGAGCGCGATGAGTTCATGACCACCAAGGTCAAGGGCATCGGCGACCTGGAGAAGCTGCTCGGCAAGGACCGCTTCAAGGAGCTCCTGGAGGCGCCGGGCATCGTGGCCAAGAGCGAGGGCAAGGAGTCCCTGGCTCCGGAGTCCGACAGCCGCCCGTCCATCACGCCCAACGCCGAGGCGGCTGCAGCGTTCGGAGACGTCGATGGCTGAGCCCGCCAAGGCCCACGGAGGCTTCGAGTTCGGCAGTGAGCAGTTCCTCGCCGCCGTGCTGTACGTTGCCCGCGACGCCCAGCGTCAGTACGCCAAGCACAAGCGTGGGAGCTTCGGCCGCTGGTGGTACCTCAACCGGGTCCGCCAGCGCCTGGAGCTCTCGCCCGAGCAGCTCGACTACGCCTCCATGAGGCGTGAGCTGATCCGGTTCGCCGAGACCTTCGGCGTGACCGACCCCACCGTGGCCGCGTCCATCCGGGAGGCGGACCCGTTCGACGACATCGAGGAGCAGAAGTGAAGGTCAGCCTGGACACCGTGGAGATCACCGACGAGCAGCGCGAGCAGCTCGCCAACGTCCTCGACGGCAAGGTCAGCAAGCGGAAGGCCACCCGCGCCGAGGCCAAGGAGTTCATCTGGCACTACGGTGACACGTGGGCCGAGACGCTCACCGACATGGTGAACGACAGCACCGGCACGCCCGAGGACGACGCCGAGGACGACGACGACGAGGACCTCATCGGCGACAGCAGCGAGCTGGACGACCTGCTGTGACCACGCGCCTGACCTGGGACGAGTGGGGCCTGGAGCTCGCCCGTGCGGTAGCTCTCCGTGCCGACTGCACTCGCCGCCAGGTCGGCGCGGTCCTCATGACCCTGGACCACAGCATCGTGGCCACCGGGTACAACGGCGCGGCGCCCGGACAGCCGGGCTGCCTGACCGCAGGTGCCTGCCCTCGTGGGCAGAGCGACGTCGCTCCCGGCTCGTCGTACGACACGGGAGCAGGCACCTGCATCGCCATCCACGCTGAGCAGAACGCGCTGCTCCGGGCGAGCTGGGACGACATGTTCGGCTCGACCCTGTACGTCACCGACGAGCCCTGCCAGGGCTGCTGGCGGACCATCACCGCCACACCGATCGCCTGGGTCATCTGGCCCAGTGGAACCAGGAGGAACCGATGAGCACGATCCAGCCGGGCGCCAAGTGCTGGTGCGGAGGGCGGACCGCCCTCGACCGCAGCAGCGCGGGAGTCGCCTTCCAGCGTTGCGCCGAGAGTGAGTTCCACCAGTGGGACGCCACCGGGCGCCGCGAGAAGCACACCAAGCTGTACGTCGCTGGCCCGATGACCGGGTACGAGGAGGCCAACTACCCTGCCTTCAACCTCGCCGCCGAGCGGCTGGAGGGCGCCGGGTACGAGGTCTGCAACCCTGCCACGGCGGTGGTCGGCACCGAGGCCCACTACGTCGACTTCATCCGTGAGGACTTGCGGATGATGCTGGACTGCCACGGCGTCGCCGTCATCGACAACTGGTGGGAGAGCTCGGGAGCTCGCAACGAGGTCAGCGTGGCCGGGATCCTCCTGATGCCGGTGAGGACCGTGGCCGAGTGGCTGGAGCGCGCCCACCAGGAGCTCGGCGCGTGAACGAGAAGCCGGGCCTGGCCCGCGACACCAAGGAGCTCGCCGAGAAGCTCGGGACCTGGGCTGCAGCCGCCCTGGTCGTGTGGGCCTGCCTCGCCGCCATCGTGGTCGGCTCGGTGGTCCTGTACCGCTGGCTGTTCTGAGAACCCTCACCGACACAAGGAGAACCACCCATGGCAACCAGCAGCAAGGTCGTGTTCAAGCTCGACACCCTGCGAGAGAAGGCGCTTGACTCCATCGACCACCGCATCGCGATGGCCGCTCTGGAGGTCGAGAGCTTCGACGACGACGACGCGCTCGCCGAGCGGATCAAGGAGTGGCGCGCCCGTCAGGAGGAGAAGGTCTCGAAGCTCTTCGCCCGGCTCGGTGACGGAGGCATCGGCGACCACGAGCTGGCCAAGTTCAAGCTCGATGCGATCCCGGAGGTTGACCGCTGGGAGCGCCAGCGAGCCGAGCGGAACCTCCGCGAGCTGGAGGCCAAGCGGACCCAGATCACTGCCAAGAGTGAGGCTCTCGTGCCCGACGAGCACGGCAACATCGCCCTCACCAAGACGCAGCTCTCGGAGTTCTTCGGACTCTGAGTAACCAACGTCAACGCGCCCGTCCGGGTAGCGTTGGCACTGCCAAACCGACACCACGTTGACCACGAGAACAGGAGCTACATCCATGGTCACTGCCACCCAGAAGGACAACCGCGTCGTCACCGGCGAGGTCCGCCTCAGCTACGTGCACGTCTTCGAGCCGTACGCCAACGACCCGGACCAGGCGCCCAAGTACAGCACCGTCCTCATCATCCCGAAGAGCGACAAGGCCACGCTGAACGCCATCCGCAAGGCTGCCGCTCACGCCGCCGAGAACGGCAAGGCGAAGTTCGGCGGCAAGGTCCCGGCGCCGATCCAGAAGAACCCGGCCACCACCCTCCACGACGGTGACGAGGAGGCCGACCTGGAGCGTAACCCTGAGTACGAGGGCTGCTACTACATGAGCGTCTCGTCCAAGGTCCAGCCCGGCATCATCGACCGCAACAAGATGCCGATCCTGGACCAGCAGGAGGTCTACAGCGGGTGCTACGCCCGTGTGGCCCTGGGCGCCTTCGCCTACAACACGTCCGGCAACAAGGGCGTGAGCTTCGGCCTCAACCACGTCCAGAAGCTCCGGGACGGCGAGCCGCTCGGCGGGATCACCCGCGCCGAGGACGAGTTCGACGACCTGGACGACATGGACGACGAGGGCGACGACCTCATCTGAGGTAGCGCGGCAGGCGTCTCCTGCCGTACCCTGTAAGCCGAAGCGCCCTCGCCCCACGGACCGGTTCCCCGTTGGAGGCGAGGGCGCTTCGTTCATCTCAAGGAGCCGAGCATGGACAGCAGCGTCAAGGAGTGGGTGAAGGCGGCACGTCCCGCCAACGGACCCATGGTCGTCACCGTCACCCTGGTGGACGGCAACCTCACTGCCAAGGTCGCGGTGAAGGCGTACGGCAACATCCAGCAGGGTGTGCGAGAAGCCCGGAGCGCCGCCCTCGCGGCTCTGGAGGAGCTTCGCCAGGCCCTGGGCCAGCCGGGCGCCTCGTGAGGCCCTCGCGGCTCTGGGTGGACCTGGAGACCCGGTCCACCGTCGACCTGCGGAAGGCCACGCCGTACCGCTACACCGAGGACCCGGAGTTCCGCACCCTCATGGGGTCCTACTCGCTGGACGGCGAGCTCGTCGTGGACGTGGAGAGCCAGGAGCAGCTCCTCGACGAGCTGTCGCCGTTCATCCGCGACACCGGCGTCATCAAGGTCGCCCACAACGCGCCGTTCGAGCGGATCTGCTTCAGCCGGATGCTGGGCCTGCCGGTCGGCAAGTACCTGCCGGTCGAGGACTGGCACGACACCCAGGCGGTCGCCGGGTGCAAGGGCTACCCGCAGAAGCTCGCCATGCTGGGACCGGCGCTCGGCGGCGAGCGGAAGGATGAGGCTGGCACCCACCTCATCAACTGGTTCTGCAAGCCCACCAAGGACGGCACGTTCCGGCGCCCGGAGGACCACCCGGAGAAGTGGGCTGCCTTCGTGAGGTACTGCCACCAGGACGTGGTCACGCTGATCGACGTGGACCGGCTGCTCGGCGACTTCCCCACCGAGAGTGAGCGCCAGGTGTACTTCGCCGACCAGGTGATCAACGACATCGGGCTGCCGATCGACTCCGACACCGTACGGCGCGCCGCCCACGCCGTGAAGCTCAACCAGGTCGAGCACGAGCGCGAGCTGTCCCACCTGACCGGGCTGGCGAAGCCGAACAACCCGACGACGCTGAGGGCCTGGTTCAAGACCGTGGGCGTCGGCATGCGCGACCTCCGGGCGGAGACCGTGGAGGAGAAGCTCGCCAAGCTCGACGAGCTGGGCGAGGACGGCGACCTGAGCCCGCGCTACCGAGCCCTGGAGCTCCGCCAGGAGCTGGCCGGTACGGCGTCCAAGAAGTTCGAGGCGGCGCTGTACGCCATGAGCAGCGACGACAGGATCCGTGGGGCGTTCCGCTACTTCGGCGCGCACACCGGGCGGTGGTCCGGACGCGGCGCCCAGCCTCAGAACCTCCCGCGCCACACCTTCGGCCCGACGCCCGACGACATCGAGACCCTTGCCCTCATGAAGGATCTGGGCGTCAGCTCCGAGGAGCGCGACGCCTTCGAGGCTGCAGCCACCGACGCGGTCGTGGCCGAAGCCATCGATCGCCTCATCTCCACTGGGCGTCTCACGCCCGACGAGCTCAAGCGGCTGGTCCGCGCCACCTTCACCGGACCGAGCTGGGGCGACGAGGAGGACCTGACCGTCGTCGACTACAGCTCCATCGAGGCCAGGGTGATCGCCTGGCTCGCGGGCGAGGAGTGGGCGCTCGAAGCCTTCCGCGCCGGGCGCGACATCTACGTCGAGACCGCCGAGAGGATGGGCGGGCTGACCCGTGCGCAGGGCAAGATCGCGGTGCTGGCGCTGGGCTACGCGGGCGGCGTGAACAGCCTGCGGGTGATGGCCGGTCCGGGCGACGACTTCATCAACGACAAGAGCGACGACCAGATCCGCGACGAGCTGGTGACGCCGTGGCGCAAGGCCAACCCGCGCATCGTCCGCTTCTGGACGGACCTGGAGGACGCCTTCGGCCACGGCGAGGGAACCGCTGGCCGCATCCGCGTGACGCGCTCCGTCGACGAGCTCGGCGAAGCTCGACACCTGTGGCTGCCCTCCGGGCGGGCCATCAGCTACCACGGCGTCAAGTTCGAGACGTACGCCGTGCCGGTGAAGGTGACCGTGGTGAACCAGAAGACCGGCAAGTCCGTGACGAGGACCGTGTACAAGCAGAAGACCGGCTGGCGCTACGCCGACCCGCGCGACCCGTTCAACCCGCGCAAGCGGATCGGCACCTACGGTGGGCGGCTGGCCGAGAACGTCACCCAGGGTGGGGCGCGCGACGTCATGGCCGAAGCTCTGGTCCGCCTGGTCCGCGCCGGGTACCGCCCGGTGGGCCACGTGCACGACGAGATCCTCACCGAGGGTGGGGATCTCCGCTCCGTGGAGGCGCTCATGACTGTTGTACCCAAGTGGGCCAAGGGCCTGCCGATCGACGGCGAGGGCTTCGTGACCCGCCGCTACAAGAAGGGATGAGGAACCATGGCTGAAGAGACTGTGGAGCTCCACAACTGCACCGTGCTCATGGCGTCGGGCGACACCGACGAGTGGGTGGACATCAAGGACGCCGTGATGGAGGTCGACCTCGGCGGCGCCCTGATGATCGTGGGCAGCGACGACAAGGTCGCCGCCATCTACGCGCCGGGCATGTGGATGAAGGTGGAGTACGACCAGTGAGCCTGAACCTGGAGATGGCGCTGACGTACCTCGACTTCGTCACCGAGCGCCACCGCATCTGGGAGGCGCGCCAGCGCGGCGAGGCCCAGCCGTGGACCAAGGACCCCATCCTCGCCAGCCGGAAGTTCACCAACGTCTTCCGGGTGCTGGACCCCGGCTCGCAGTTCGTGTTCAAGCTGGAGAGCGACGACCCGACCGAGACGCTGATGCGCCTGTTCCTGTACCGGCACACCAACCTCCCGAGCGCGTGGGAGCACGTGGCGGGCGAGCTCGGCGAGTGGCCCTCCCTGGACAACCTCGCTGAGGTCGAGCTGGTGTGGAAGCTCCACCGGGACAACGGCAACCGGGTCTTCTCCAGCGCGTACATGGTGTACCCGCAGAGCTCGGTGAAGGGCACCGACAAGGTCGAGTCCATCATCGACCTGACCCGGCGCCTGTTCGTCAGCGGCAAGCGGGTGGCGTACGACTTCCTCAACGCCACCAGCCAGGCCGACCGGTTCGCCGCGCTCCGCACCAACAAGGGCGTGGCCGACTTCATGAGCATGCAGATCCTCACGGACTTCGGGTACACCCGGCACGGCGCCGACGTCGAGGACCAGTTCGTCGTGGCCGGGCCTGGCTCCAAGCGCGGCGCGGCGCTGGTGTGGCCCGAGCTCACTCCTCGTGAGGTCATCCGCTGGGCGCAGGAGGCGGTCCACGGGCTGCCCGACTGCCCGGTGATCGAGCCGCACGACGGCGTGCTCCGGAAGCCCTCTGCTATGGACATCCAGAACACCTTCTGCGAGTTCAGCAAGTACGTGCGGTACCTCCATCGTCCGTCCCGAGAGCAGCCGTACCGACCCGCCCACCCCAACGTAGCATTGGCACCGGTCCTGCCGGGCCACTGGAACCGCTGAGAGGAACCGCAACCGTGTACCACAACCACGTCTTCAAGGACATCACCGAGGGCCTGCCGAAGCTCCTGGCCGAGCTGGAGCAGCACGGCGAGGAGGTCGGCAGCCGCGCCGGGCGCGTCAGGGAGCTCACCCACGTGGGCATCACCCTGACCGAGCCGTGGCGCCGCGAGCTCCTCGTCGAGGCCCGGAAGCCCAACCTCGCTGCGCAGATCGCCGAGACCATGTGGGTCCTGGCCGGGCGGAGCGACATCGAGTTCCTGAGCCACTACCTCCCGCGCGCCGCCGACTTCTCGGACGACGGCAAGACGTGGCGCGCCGGGTACGGTCCGCGCCTCCGTGGCTGGCCTCCGTGTGAGCAGAGTGAGCCGATCGACCAGCTCCGCACGGTCTTCGAGCTCCTCAAGCGCGACCCGCTGTCTCGGCAGGCGGTCGCGAGCATCTGGGACCCGGCGCTGGACTACCGCGCCAGCAAGGACATCCCCTGCAACAACTGGCTGAGCTTCTCCTCGCGCCTGGGCCACCTGGACCTGCACGTCGCCATCCGCTCCAACGACGCCATCTGGGGATGGAGCGGCATCAACGCCTTCGAGTGGAGCGCGCTGCAGGAGATCATGGCTGCCCTGCTGGGGATCTCCGTGGGCGGGCTGCACTTCTCGACGACGAGCTTCCACCTGTACGACCGGCACTGGGCCAAGGCCGACAAGATCATCGGCGCCAACGAGGGTCCGGTGGACCCGGCGTGGGACAGCCCGCGCTTCACCGTCGACGAGCGCGCCGCTGACCGGTACGCCGACCGGCTCGACTGGTTCGACCAGCTCGTGATCGACTGGTTCGCCATCGAGCAGCTCATCAGGGAAGGGATCCCGGCGCACGAGGAGGCGGTGGACAACTTCCCGGAGCCGATGCTGCAGAGCTGGCTGCGGGTCATCCAGTGGTGGTGGACCAGCGAGCGCGAGTACCTCGCCCGGCTGGAGGGCTGCCGCCTGGAGCGCGCGGCGTCGTACGCCGTGCAGCCGCCCGAGCGCGACACCGTCGAGCTTCGCGCCGACGACCGCGTGGTCCGGCACCTGCGCCTCGCGGTCGAGCCGACCGACGACGACCACGAGCCGAGCGACTTCCTCACCCAGCTCTGCCAGCTCCACCTGGAGAAGGAGGCGGCGTACGGCGGCTCGTGGAAGAAGCGCGGCGAGATGCTCGGCATCATGGCCAACATCGCCCGCAAGGTCGACCGGCTCATCGGCGGCGAGACCGCCGACGAGACCAGCGCCGACACCGCTGGTGACCTCTTCGTGTACCTCGCGAAGTACCGCACCTGGCTGTCGGACCAGGGCCTCGGACGCCTGTCGGCGCTGGAGGATCTGGCCGAGCACGCCAAGCACGCCAACACCTACATGGAGCAGGTGGAGGAGTGGATGGAGGGCGAGTACGACCGGCAGGAGTTCAACGCTGCTGGGCTCGCCGCCACCCTCACCAGCGACTTCGACGTGCTGGAGCAGGAGGTCCTCGCCAAGCGCGCCGACCGCTTCGAGCTCGTCGACTCCATGGCCAAGGACGCCTACCTCCTCGCCCGGATGCTCTGGGACCACGAGGCTGCCCTCCGTGAGGACCTGGGCGACGACTACCGTGGAGCCGACGTTGACTGAGCACAGCCTCGGCAAGCTCCACGCCGACTACCTCCGGTGGCACCCGGCTCAGGTGGCCAGCAAGGACATCGACCCGGTGTACCCGGTCCTGTCCTTGCTGGCCGACGCCTGGGACCTCGACGAGGAGGAGCGCGCCTGGCTGTGCTTCACCCACGTGGTGTGGTACCACCCTGGCAGCACCCTCGTCGGGTACGAGCTGATGCCGGACTACACGTGGATCCCCAGCAGCGATGAGGGTCTCTGGAAGAGCGGGCTGCTGGAGCTCCCGTGCGAGACCGAGCGCCGTGGCCACCGGCCGAAGCAGCCGCTGATCAACCACCTGCTGGGCCTGCGCAAGACCTTCACCGAGAGTGAGGGATGCCGGGCCTGGGTGGACAAGGCTGTCGGGACCAGCGACGACCCGCACCAGCGGTGGCTCGACCTCAACCAGGCCCTCACCACGCTGGTCGGCAACGGGCGGTGGGCGGCGTACAAGACCGCCGAGATGCTGCAGAAGATCTGCGACGTGCCGGTGGAAGCTCCGGACGCCGGGCACCGGTACAGCAGCGGTCCTCGGAAGGGCCTGATGATCCTGGAGCCGCGCTGCCCGGTGGGCCAGACCGAGGACGACATCGCCACCCTCGACATGATGACGGCGATGTGGGCCGACCTGCTGCAGGAGCCCGACATCGCCCAGGTCGAGACCTCGCTGTGCGACTTCAACAGCCTGGTCCACGGGCGCTACTACCTCGGGCACGACATCGACTCGATGCAGCACGCCTTCCTGGCCATGGGCGACCGCCTGCCGAAGGAGGCGTGGGAAGCCCGAGAGGCCACGTTCGACAGCAAGTTCCTCGGCGAGCTCAACGGCTGGACCGGAGTGCGCAAGGACGCCAACCGCCACTACAAGCTGACTGGAGAGCTCCTGTATGTCTGACCACCTGCACATCGAGGGCATGGGGATCCTGGGGTCCATGCTGGCCCGGCGCTGCCACGAGGAGGGCATCCCCTTCACGTGGAACGACACGCGCGAGCAGTTCGTGGCCTGGCCGGTGAGCACCGGGCTGGCCTACCCGGACGGCGACCCGATCAACCAGCGCGGGCTGCGCCGCTGGCACGAGGTCCTGGCCAGCGACCTCATCGCCGACGAGGCGACCACGGCGCCGTACCTGTTCGCCCACAAGAACCACCCGCACGGCGGCAAGCAGGGAATCGCTCACGACTATGGGGTCCTCCGCATGAGCAACGAGCTCGCGGTGTCCCTGAACCCGGTGGCCTTCGTGGAGCGGACCCGCGAGGCGTTCGCTGCGCAGGAGCGGTCCGAAGCTCCTGACAGCGCCACGGTCGTCGTGTGCCACACCACGCCCGAGCGCGGCGACGGGTACATGTGGGGATGGGTCGGGCGCGTGACCTTCGACCTGCCGGACGAGGTCGCCGCCGACCTCCTCGGCGAGCAGCCCGCGCTGTACGCCAAGGCCCACCGGTTCAACCTCACGTACGCCTACCCGATCCCTGGCACGGGCCAGTGGTGGGCGGGCTCTGTTCTGCAGCTCCAGAGGGAGCCGCGCGTGGCCGAGCCGGACCGCCTGATGAAGCTGTACGAGGAGTGGAAGGCCAACGCGGGTGAGCTCCTCGGCATCCGCAACATCATGCTCGACGAGCTCGGGCAGGGCTGGCGCCCGCGCGGCAAGGGCGGCGTCCACGGTGACTTCGAGCTCGCCGAGAAGCACGGCCACCGCTGGCTGATGCCGGTGATGCCCACCGACGGTGTCCGGCGCGGCTGGCTGGTCGTCGACGACTTCCTGGACCGCTGGAGCCTGCTGTGACCCGCGCGCTGTACGTCCTCGGCGGCGCGGGCGCGGGCAAGTCCACGTTCATGAGCGAGCTGCTCGACGAGCTGCTGGCCGGTGAGGACATGGGTGAGCTGGAGGACCTGTGGAGCAAGCGGAACGCCAAGGCGCTCGTCACGCTTCGCGGGCACCGGCTGTTCGCGCCCGACGGCACCGCGCCGGGCCTGTACCTCGGCTGCTGGCGCGAGAGCTTCCCTGGCACCGATGGCCTGGACCGCGCCAGCTCGGCGACCGGCGTGGACTGGCTGATGAGCCCGGACGTGGAGCTCCCGGAGTTCATCGTGGCGGAGGGCGCCACGCTGGCCACGCGCCCGTTCCTCGGCGCGCTCGCGGCCACCACCGAGCTCCTGGTGGTCCACCTGCACGCGCCGGACGACGTCAAGCGTGAGCGGTTCGCCTCGCGCGGCTCGGACCAGGCTGAGAGCTTCTGGAAGGGCACGGCCACCCGAGCGGCCAACCGGTACGCGGAAGCCTGCGAGAGCGGCGTCTCCACGCTCTCCGTGGACACCAGCGACCCGGTGGCGTGGGAGGTTGCCCTGGACCTGTCCATCACGCACGTGATTGGCAGAAAGTAGTCCATACGGGTGGCGTTTCGCCTTGCCTGGAGTAGCCCGAATGGGGTATTGCGGCGCGACGGTTGCAGGCCCATGCTGGTAGGTACGGGGGCAGTGCACTAGGTGCTGGCCTGGAACCGGAGGGAACCGATCAACATGAAGCACCACACTCGTGAGTACCACGGCGTGTACGCCAAGACCCTGGCCAAGTACGGGCAGACCGTGCTGGTCTTCTCGCACCCGGAGCTGGAGACGGACGTCCAGGGAAGCTGGTCTGAGGCGCAGCTCGTCATCAGCGGAGTGGCGCGGGACGTCCACGAGGCGGTGAAGCTCCTGGACGTCTTGGAGCCCGAGGCGCTGGAGCAGATGCACCACTGGCAGCACGAGGCGCCCGAGCGCCACGACCAGAGCAACTACGAGCGGCTGAAGAACAGCCGCCTGTTCATCAAGGGCTTCGGCCTCGCCATCGGACCGCGCCTGACCGGCGACAAGCCGGTGGCGCCGAAGAAGCTCCCGCGCGCCGAGCGCGCCGGGTGGTCCGCTGGCCGCCAGGCCCGCGTGGTCGCCGCCTGACCAACACCGGGGGATGGGGGAGCAGCGCCCGCCGAGCTTTGGCTC